ATTTCTTTAAAACTTGGGCATCTTCTACTGGAAAATATCATCCTGCCTGTACTTGTGTAGATGGTGGACTTGTAAGGCATGTCCGTAGAGCAACATATATTGCCAATCGTTTATGTGAAGGTTGGGGTTTATTTGATTTAAGTAGAGATATAGTTTTGGCTGCTATTATTATCCACGATATAGCCAAAGTGCCTTCCGGAGGTAATTACGCTGAATACGAAAATCATCCTATACATGCTCAAAAATATTTTGCAGTGATGGAAGTTAGTGATTCTTTTCCTGTGGAGAAGGCTTTTCCTGTGCAAACTGGAATTACAAATGCTGTAATTCACCACATGGGGAGGTGGACTCCAAAGAGTGTAGCCAAGCCTATTGAATCCTATACATTAACAGAATTAGCAGTTTATACTGCTGACTATATGGCAACCACTAAAGACCTCGTTACTCCGGAGGATGCACTTGAATAAACAGGAGTTAGAGAAAAGAATCCGAGCGTTAGATCCATGGTTTGAGTATATTCAATTTCCTTTTGGGTTGGAATCAAGGCCCTGTCAAGATATTAAGCATGAAGTTTATAATCATCCTTTATCTTTAGCTACTAGAGTGGAAAAATTATTACCATCTAATAGTGTAAAAGATAAAATGATTTTAGATATGGGGTGTAATGGGGGTTACTTCACATATCTTTATGCAAAGAATGGTGCAATCGTAGACGCAATGGATTTAAATCCTAGATATGTGGAGCAAACCAAATTAATAAGAGATGTATTTGGAGGAGAATTTACAAGACCGGTAACTGTTTCACAAGCAAATATAGAGTCTTTAGAAATAGCCTCAGAAACTTATGATGTAAGTTTGGGCTTGGGGCTTTTATATCATGTGACTAATCCTGTTCTTGCACTATATAATTTTTATAAAGTAACTAAGACCGGAGGACTTTGTATTTTAGAGTCCAATTGCTCAACAAAAATACCAGAGGGCACAGTGGAGTTTATGGGTAATATTAAACCTTATAGTGCTATTTGGCGCTTCTCTCCCCAATCATTAAGGGATATGCTGGAGCATGTTGGATTTACTATAGAAGAAAGCATCACTTTTGCAGATGATTCTCGTATACTACTAATGGCCATTAAATGAAAAAAAGAATTAATAAGTTTAAATTAGGCCAAGTTTGGATACGGACCTTTGGGGATAAAGTGGTCTATAAAGTTATAAGTTGCCAGGCAGGAGAGGTAGCTTATGCTGAATTTAATCAGAAGAAGTGTAAAAATTGTACTATTCGTGGAATGTTATATGTTAAGGACGCAGCTACTAGAGGTTATTGCTGTAGATTAAATATCAATAATCCTGATATTAAAAAATTAACAAAATTAGAAGCGCTATTGGAGAACTTTTAATGTATTATGGTTATATTTATAAAACAGTAAACAAAATTAATAATAAATTGTATATTGGAAAATTAAAAGGTTACTTTAATATAAGTTATAAAGGAAGCGGAATAATTTTAAAACGAGCAATTAAAAAGTATGGGGCTATTAACTTTACTGTTAGGCCAATTGCCTATGCTAAAAATAAGCAGGAATTAAATAAATTAGAGTGTAAATATATCAAGGACTATAGGTTAAAATTTGGTTTACAGAAAATGTATAATATTGCGGATGGAGGACAGGGTGGGGCCTTATTTACTGGACACCACCACTCAAGGGATACCAAAAGCCGCCTTAGGTTTGCACGTCTAGGTAAAAAGCACACAAAAGAAACAATTATGAAACTTAGTAGGTCTCGTCCACATTCTAAATCTTGCTTATGTCCATTTTGTAAAAATAAATGTGGACTTGGGGTAGGAACATTCGGATTTAAAGGAAGAGTACACTCATTAAAGACTAAACGTGCTATGTCGAAAGCTAGAACTTTATATTACATAGAGAGGAATAGATAATGCTATTACATTGTGAGGACTGCGCATTAAAGAAAATAGGTTGTGTTGGGGGAGAGGGGAAAGTACCCACAGAAATAATGGTGGTGTGTGATAAGCCGAGCCTTGAAGATATTAATAATGGTAGGGCCTTTAGTGGAAAACTTAATGAACAAATTGAGTCTTTCTTGACTTTAGCCAATATACCAACTAGTATAGTTTATAAAACTAATATTGTTAAGGGCTATGTTAAGCCTAAATTAAATGTAAGCATTGTTTCTATACGTAAGTGTTTCCCTTATCTTGAGAAAGAAATAGCTACTGTGGCTCCAAAAGTTATAATGTTAATGGGAGCCACTGCATATAAAGGTTTTAAAGGTAGAGCAGATGTGGGCACCTGTTACTATGATGAGCAGTATAAGGCCTGGATCCTTTATAGTTTACATCCAATGAAGCCGCTATATTCAGGCCAAGAGTCTGATTATACTACACTAATGAATCATTTTAAAAAAGCAAAAGAATTAATTTCTACTGTTGCTTCTTCCGGATTAGCAAGACCCCCAGTAACCATTATTAAAACAACTGAAGAGCTCATAAATTTAATTCCTACTCTCTCACAATATGAAGAGTATGGGCTTGACTGCGAAACTATGGGCTTAAATATCCCAAAAGATAAAACACTTACACTTGGCTTAGCCAATGATAAAATTACAGTAGGCATTATTTTAAATAAGGATATGCTACCAATAATTAATGTCCTCTTCACCACTGCCTCTATTATTGGGCATAATCTTAAATTTGACCTTCAGGCCCTTAGAGGTTATGGGCTCATTGCAACCAAGATTTCTGGGGACACTATGTTGGAGCACTATGTTTTAGATCCTTTAGCTCCTAGCCATGAATTAGTTAGTTTATGTCTCAAAGAATTGCAGACCTCATTTGATAAAAATCTAGATTACGCCACCTTATTTAATAATGGAATAACCCAAGAAATCCTAGAGACATTAGCTGAGCGTGGTGCATTAGATGCTTATTTATCCTATAAATTACATCAGAAATATATGCCCAGAATAAAGGCTGATCCCGCAGCTATTGACTTTTTTGAAAAAACAGTAATGCCTATTTGTTCATTGCTTGCTGAAATTGAATTTAATGGAGTGATGATTAATCAGGAGGAGCTATTTGCAACCGAGACTACGATTAATTATCAATTAAAGAGCAAAGAGGCGGAGCTTCTAACTGATCCTATTATTAAAGAGTTTGAGCATAAAGAGGGCATAGAGGCTATAAATTTTGGTTCACCTAAACAAATGAGCAATCTTATTTATAAATATCTTAAGTTTCCTGTGGATAAAGAAAAAGGAAAAACTACCAAGAAAGAGGTAATTGAAAAATTAAATGAACAAGTTAAGCACCCCTTAATTACTAAGCTTTTAGAGTACAGAAATATGGCTAAACTAAGGGATACTTATATAGATGGAATTAAAGATGGGCTATCAAGATCAGATGATGGTAGATTGCATGTAGACTTTAGTCAGATTAATGTAATTACTGGAAGGCTTTCTTGTTCTAAGCCCAATCTGCAGACTATACCTAAGGCCGTAGAGAACGCCTCTATTATCCGTAAAATGTTTGGAGCAAGGCCAGGGTATTCTTTAGTTGAAATGGACTTTAAGCAACTTGAGGTACGTATATGGGCACACCTTTCTAAAGATGCCGCACTTCTTAATATGTTACAGGAAGATGGGGACATACATAGAAAGATTGCGTCTAAAGTAAAGGGCATTCCGGAAGATCAAATTACAGATGAGCAACGTTATCAGGCCAAAGAAATTGTATTCGGGCTTATCTATGGCATGGGGGTTAAGGCGTTGGCAGAACGTACAGGAATAACAATAGAAGAGGCCACGTTTATTAAGAATGAATTTTTTACCACTTTTCCTGAAGCTACCATTTGGATTAAACAAGTTCAGGATTTTGGACTTAAATATCAATATGTTTTAACCCCATTTAATAGACGTATTCCGATAATTTATAATCCTAATGACAAAGAGGCCATCTCTTCTGCACAAAGACATGCAGTAAATTATCCAATCCAAAGTACTGGAGGAGAATTAACAAATGTTACTGGAGTATATTTATTAGACATAATTAATAAGGCTGGAATCGATGCTAAGATAATTCTTAATGTACATGACTCTTTAATCTGGGAAATTAAAGATGAGGAAATTTCAAAATTTAAACCTGTGGCACTTGAGGCCATTAAAAAGACCAGTGATAGAATAAACTTTAGGGCCTTTTTACGGGCTAGCTTTAAAGTGGGTAAGAATTTAGGGGAACAAAAAGATCTTTAAATGGCTATTTGGTATATAATATATAATAGAAGGAGCCACAATGGGTAAAGAAGTTGGAACAAGAGAATATTTTGGGGCAGTTTTAAAGAAAGTCTCAGATCGAGAGGGAAAGAATGGGCCCTATTTAATGTGGGAATTTACTGATGATAATGGTGACAGGAGAGTGGGATTCACTGATAGTGAAATTATAGTAGGTAATAGGACCTGGACATGGCTTTATATGTTGGGTATATCTTTACATGTGGGAGATATTTTAGAGTTACAGGACCTTCAGGACTTAGAGTGCTTTATCTTTCTAGACGACAAAGGTACTGTAAGAATGGTAGCTGGAACTCTTGAGCCAAAGCAGGTAGAAGACCAACCACAAACTACATCAATAGAAGCGCCTAAGCCAATTGAGCAACCGAAGAAGCCCGGCCAATCAGAGGCAGGAGAATTATTCAGTTAATGACTAGCCATGAGTTTGGCAAAAGATTACAGGACTATGTTGCTTCCTTGTTTAAGTCAATTTATCCTCAGGCCAGGTCAACAAAGGGCAGTGGTAATAGAGGGGAGCACGGGGATGTGCAACAGCCGTGGTTTATTATAGAATGTAAAGCTAAATCAACAGACAGCATAACAGTAAATAGAGACGTATGGAAGAAACTAGACGCGGATATTCCAGTAGGAAGTAATAGACTTCCACTTTATATTATTGAGAATAAACATGGAGAAAGATTTGCAGTACTAAAGATAGAGGATTTTATGGCTATCTTTAAAAAGAGTATCAAGGAGGATTAATGTATATTTTATTTTTTCAAGTAGAGAGTATGAAGGATACTCGGACTTATGTTGCTAGACTTTGTGAAACGATTGGAGAGGCCCTAGAGCAAAGGGAAGAAATTATTAATCATGGATGGCATGATGAAACAGTGATCCATACAGATATTAAAGAAGGTAATGTTTAATGAAAAAGAAGCAGAATATCCATATCTCACGAAATACTACTTGCATAGTTTGTAATAGAAGGTCTAAATTTATACTGTGTGCGCGTTGTGAAAAGAAATACTTAAGGAGGAAGCAATGTCTGAAGATAAAAAAACAATGAATGAGGTTTTAAAAGAACTTAATAAGAAGTTTGGCCGAACAGCCGTTAACTATGCAGATAAACTTTCATCTAGAGAACGTATCCCCTTTAAGCAGAAGGCTTTAAATGATTTAACTGGAGGTGGAGTACCGAGGGGACAATTCACAACTATATGGGGTGGTTCAAGTTGTGGAAAATCCTCTACTATTCTAGATCTTATTACTGAAGCCCAGAAAAGAGGGCTTGTTTGTGTTTATTGTGACCTGGAGCACTCCTATGATCCAATATGGGCTGCCAAACATGGTGTGGATACATCAAAATTGATCTACGGTGACTTCAGCAGTGCCGAAGAACCTATGGACGCCCTAATTACCTTCTGTAAAGCACAGGTGGCCGATTTGATCATTGTAGACTCAATTCAAGGCCTTTCTCCTAAGGGGGAGCAGGAAGAAAAGGGCGGTAAAGAAAAGTCAGTAGAACAAGATACAATGGCCTTATTGGCTAGAAAGCTTTCTCAGTTCTTTAGAATGGCTGCTGGGGTAGTTAGCCAGGCAAATACCGCGGTTGTATTAGTAGGTCAGACACGATTGGATCTGGGTGGATTTATTAAACTCGAAACTCTTTCTGGCGGACATGCTTTACTCCACTGGTCAAGTATCATTCTTCATTTACGTAGGGGACAGAAGGCCGATGCCCCAACGGCCGATAAAGAGGATCCCGAAACAGGTAAGAAAGAAAAAGTTATAGTTGGCTTTAACTGTGTGATTAAACTAAACAAATGTAAAGTATCCGGGGCAGTAGAGGGAAACGAAATGAGCCTGCCCTTTTACTTTCAATATGGTTTAACTGATGGAGAAACCCCAGCAGAAGTAACTGTTGAAGAAAAGCCGGTTTCTGCAGAAGAAATAATGGCAGATGTCAATGCAACAGATCCGTGTCCTGAAGTTAAAGAGAAAAAGAAACGTGGTAGAAAAGCTAAGGGAGCATAAGATGGATAATAAAGATGTAATTAAAGCAATGTGTGATGCAAAATTAGAAAGCCTTAAGCCTTACTTTGTTGAATTAGATAAGATAGCAAAGCAATTTTATACTGATGCTGATATTCTCTCCTTCCCACAATATGGGCCTATTGAGAATAAGCTAGTGGGAATGTACACCTTCATTAATTCAGTATATAAAGAGATGGACGCTATAACTGATACATATAGCGCGCAAAGATTTAATCAATTGAAAGTAAAAGCAGAGATTGATAGTGTTAAATTTGTTGCTGATGTAGCAAAGCATGATGCTGCAGAATATACCTCAGATTTAAGATTAACGACCGCAATCTTAGAGGGAAGGGTTAATGATATTGAGCAACTTTTAACAACTTGTCGTCGACATCTCTATGTCGATCGTAAAGAGCACTCCTATGAAAAAAGATGAACTTAGGGAATTTGAAAATATAATTATATTAATTGAGCAATTGGATAGAACTATAACCGTCTATCAAATACAGAAAGGCCAAGCCCCTGTAGCTTATACTTATCTATATGAGCTTTGTATTTTAAGATTACTGGAATTGTTTAAAGCTAATCCGGAGTTTATTCAAGGAGTAGGAGAGGTTACAGAGAAGGCAGTAATAATGCTACTTAAGTTAATTAAAGAGCAGTCTCCTCAAGATACTAAAATAATGAATGAGTTGCGGAAGATTAAAGAACTGGCTAATGGTACAGATATAAAAATTCCAGATACTGTAAATGAGTTTTTAAAGCAATTCCCAAAGAATAAATGTACAGTAAATCCTAAAACACAGGATCCTATGGATAAACTTATAGACGATTATTTAAAGAAAAAGAAACAAAAAAGGAAAAAGGATAATGGTAAAACTTAACTCCAATATAAATGGGGAAGCTCTACAACCACTATTTTCTTCCTATTTAGAAGAAAGCCTGAGGCACGATAAATGTTTACATTGTAAAAGGCCTATTCTTCCTGGAACTGAAGTTCCACGAGAACGTCTTTATCCTTATGAACTACATAGCGCCTGTATTAATTCCTTTTTACAATATTGGTCTGTTGAATTATTAGGGGACTTTAAGCCAGTAGATGATAAATTTAATACAATGGGGTCTAGTTTAATATTAAGTATAGATGAGGGTTTAAATGAGGACATCCAGCATATTATTCTTAAACGATTAGCACAAAGTATTATTGATGCGGTGCCTAGTGGGGCAGTAATTAGGGATTCTTATATATCCATAGAGCCACTTAATCAGTGCACCTTACAGAGAGTTATACGGGCATCTGTAAAAGTTTTTCCAATATGCATGTTTTGCCACGGGGATCGTAAATTAATTGGACCAGAAAAGTATAATTTTATGGATGAAAATACTCAAATTTTTCCTGTAACAGACACAATAAAAATTGAAGAACTTGTAAGCACGGAAGATAAAGCCTATGTATTTCATAATTCATGTTTAAATAATGCACTTAATAGATTTAAATGCTACCATGGAGGACGGTATGAATAAGAAGGAGATAGAGTTTGAACAGGGCCCCGATTTAAGAGTAAGACTTAATCCTAAAGCCTTGTCTTGGGACTTATTTTTATTCGGAGAAGTTGAGCCTCGTAGAGTAGCAGAATTAATACAGCACATGTTAGTATTGGATGCTACTGATGAAAAGCGCCCTATAAATCTTCTTCTTTGTTCTCCCGGAGGGCATTGTTCTGCTGGGTATGCTTTAATTGATGTAATTACAAGCATGCGCCACGTGGTAAGAACCATTGCCTTAGGAGAGGTTTGTTCCATGGGATCTCTTATCTTTATCTCAGGTACTCCTGGTCAGCGCTATATGGGAAGCAGAACTTTGTGTTTATTCCACCCTATTAGTGACTCTGTAGCGGATTATGGTAGTTTTATTAAAGATAGAGTAAAAAGTTTAGAGCAGTCTGAGCGCTTTTCACAAGATCTTTTACAGTCAAGAACAGGACTTACTAATACAATGATTGATAAAGCAAACCATGGGGAACTATGGTTGGATGCTGGTGAATGTTTAAAGTATAAAGTAGCAGACACTATTATTACTGATAATGAAGTCATTGCTCAGATGTATGGTGCAATGGTAAAAGAAAGAGCAAAAGTTGCTCCTAAGAAGAAGAAAGTAAAATGAGAATTAAATTAATTGCACCTATAGGAAAATTTAAAGCTAGATTAAAGCGCGTCGACAAGTTTTTACTTGAGCTCCATTGCACTATGGAGGGCCACATATTTAATAAGAGGAAGTGCATAAGATGTGGAAAGAGGATTAAATGATAAAGGTGCTTTGTACTGGAGATTTTCATATTAACGAAGCCTTTGATTTAGAGCAAATTAAGCGGCTTTTAGATGTGGTTATTGAAGAGGCCAATAAGCGAGATGAGCTTTGGATCTTAGGAGATATTTTTCATAAGAATCGTATTAGTCCCCTAGAGATAATGCTATTCATTACCTTTCTTAAACAAGTCAAGGTGCCTATTACTATTATAGCTGGCAACCATGATATGGCTGCTGAAAATTCTTTAATTGACTGGCTACCGCAAGTTCTTCCGATTACCGTATCTAAGGGCTCTTTACGGATTATTAGAGATGGAGTAGAGATACTATTGGGACATTATAACGTAGAGGAGTCTATTCTTGGAGCATATGATGTGCGCTTAAATACTGGAATATCTGCTAACCAACTAGATGTAGACTTAGCTTTATTGGGACATATACATAAAGCGCAGCATATTCAAGGGACTAAAACCCAGGTGGTACATCCAGGTTCATTATTTTATATTGATTTTAATGAGCGCAATGATACTAAAGCTTTAGTAGAGGTGGAGTTTGACCAAGGTAAATATAAAATTGACCATATTGAACTTAACCCCGATCCGATAGTACAATTAGATATTACTCCAGACAGCGACTCTAATATTTTAAAAGACTATCCAACTAATTGTAGAGTAAAATTAATAGTACATTACTCAGATCCTAGTCTTAATAAGAAAGAAGTATATAAGCGCTTTGCTAAATTTTTCTTTAAAGATTTAAAAGTAGTATTTAATTATGAAAATCCTAATCTTTTGGGAGTAGATTTAAAGGAAGCACATAAAGAAGAGGCTGGATTGGCTAGATTAGATAAGTACCTTTCAGAACACACCACTCCGGATATTAAGAGTTTAATTTTAACACTATTAAAGGAGTAATATGTCAAGACTTTTAGCCCTAGATCAATCATCCAGCCACACCGGATACTGTTTAATAGTAGATGGGAAGATAACAGAAGTGGGATGTATAAATGTTAGAGCCTCTTTGGATTTATTTGAGCGTACAGTGGAAATGAGTAAAGATATTAGAGAACTTTTAAATAAGTTTAAGCCCGACTATCTATGTTTAGAAGAAATATACGGTCTTCCCGGTCGCTATACGGCCCTTAAAGCCCTTGCTATAGTGCGCGGTGCTCTTATTTTAGTGTGGTATGAATACAAACATGAAGCGCCTATTGTTATGAATTGTTCTTCGGCTAGATGTAAAATAGGCATAAAGGGCAATGCTAAGAAGCCTGAGGTTATGGCTGCCGTGAATGCTAAGTTTAATCTTAAGATTGAGAATGAGCATGAGGCCGATGCAGTGGTATTGGGGGTAGTAGGCAATGATATGCTCCCAGCTAAAGAGCCTGAAATAGAAGTAACTGCTACTACAGTTAAAGTTAGAAGTAAGGGGACTAAAGTGGGAAAACTTAGTAAAGGTGGAAAGAAGGGGAAGAAGTAATGAAATTTAAATCGTTACATCTTGAGGGGTTCCAGTCCTATGATAAGGCGGATATCCTTTTTACCGACTTCAAGATCACCTTTATTACCGGACTAAACCAAGATACTGGAAGTAGTAATGGTGCTGGAAAAAGTGGAATAAAAGAGGCCTTATTCTATTTATTATTTGGAAGATCTAAGGTTAAAGGTCCAGATTTGATTAGACGTGGACAAAAAGTACTTAAGGTCTCTGGACAAATTGAGCACAATTCCTATGTACTTGATATTACCAGAACACGAAAAGCCCAAACTGCTACTTTAGAACTAGTAATTAATGGAGTACCAAGTATAGGGACAGCCTCCGAGTTACAAACTAAAATTGAACAGTTACTTGGTATTGATATTGATTCCTTTACTACCTATTCCGTAATTGATAAGGTGAGGCAAACAGACTTAACTCAATTATCTTCTACGGATTTACGAATGGTACTCCAAGACTTATTAGGGTTAAATAAGTTACAGGATGTTTTATCTTCCTTAAATGCACATAAAAATGATCTTGAGAAGTACCTCTTACGGGCACATACTAGATTCTACCCTTCAGAGAAAAGGCTCAATGCATTAAAAGATTACCAAACATTATTACAGGAAAAACGAGATGGGTTTGGTACAAAAGTACTTGATGCTTCTAGTCAAAAGAATGCATTACAGCATGATATTGAAGCATTAGAATTAAAAAATAGAGAGTTGACATGTGATAAAAATAATTTATTAAAAGTTGCAGAATGCCCAACATGTGGTGCACCTATTTCCATAGATAAGCGTATGGCAAAATTAAATATTGTTGAGGCAGAGATTGCAGGTAATCAGGGCACTATAGAAAAATTGAAAGGGGACATTACTCCTCTTACATCAAAAATTACAGAGTATTTAAATATAAATACTAATCTTGGAGTACGGATTACGAGGTGTATAACTAGAATTGCCCAACTAACAGAAAGCATGAAAGAGCAACAAGATATTAATGTAGTTAAAGTAGAGCAAGAAACTTATGTTACGGCCCTAATTGTGCTTCAAAATTATATTACGTCTGTATTAGCAGATGTGGCTTTGAAGATTGAGGACCAGATGAACCTAGAACTTTCTAGATTTAGTGATCTATTTTGTAAGATTAATCTTTCTAAGACCAAACTTGATGGGCAAATAATACCAAACTGCTCTATTACTTTATATCGGGATCAATATGAATATACTTTTGATATGCTTTCTTCGGGTGAGCAGGCCTTAGTTTCTCTGATATTTAAACTTGTGATAAGTAACCTTCGTGGTAATGTATCTATGTTGTTTGTAGATGAGGGCCTAGACGCATTAGATGAGGTGAATAGGGAACGCATTTTATCCCTATTAGAGATTAGCCCCTATACTCAGATATTTATCATTAGCCATAGAGAAGATTCAAATCATATTAAAGCAGGGCAGAAGATACTATTAAGAAAGACTGATGGAATTACACAAGTAATAAGCATATAATGAATAAAAATAAAGTAATCCCTAATTATCGGAAACTAGTCTATAAATTAAGATGGAGCCCGGAGCTTGAAGTTGAATTTCCAGCTAAAACGGATATTGATAAATTACATAGTCGGTATGATAAATTTTTAGGAGATTGGAAAGTTACAACTGATGGTAGCTTAGACAATGGGCTTGAATTTAAACCAAAAGACTCCCATAAACTTTATTTTAAAGACGAAACATTTGAGGAGATAAGGGAAATCTTACATTTAATTAAGGGGCATAAAGGTAAAGTCACTAAAACCTGTGGCCTACATATACATGTAGATATGTCCTCATTAAATGATGCCCAGGTGGCAATGATCGTGAGGGAGTTTATACATAAGCAAACATTTATAATTAAAAAATTTAAAGTAAGAAAAGAACGACTTGAAGATATGTGTAAATTATTGCCACGTAATGGCTTATCTAAAATAACGCCTAAAACTATAAATTTAATTAGAACTACTGACTCTTGGTCATTGCCTTCCTATCCGTCCTTCCAGGATAAGCACCATGCTTTAAATATTCTAAATCTTCGGAATTATGGCACACTAGAATTTAGATTATTTGAGCCCACTACGGATGTTAGAGAAATTAAAAAAATAATAAAATGGCTATTTGAGTTTCTAATAGACAGTTTGGAGCGGGAATAATGAAAAAGAGTAAATGTTTAAATCGTAATAAGCCTATTTATTTCTATAGTATACGATGTAGTTCTTGTGAAATGAAAAGAAGAATTACATTAGGGATTATTAATCAAAAAGGCGCAAATAATTCTATGTTTGGTAAACATTTTTCTAAAGAAACAAAACTTAAAATGTCTTTAAAAAAGAAGGGAATAAAAACTGGCAATAACATGTGTAAGCATCATTTAGATTTGAATACAAAAAATAATAAAGAAGACAATATACTTATTTTAACTAATTCTAAACATCAATTATTTCATAGGTTGGCCTACCATTATTTATTAAAAACCTTCGGAATTAAAGAAATACAAAAATACAAAAAGTGGTTTATTAAAAGAACTTGAACGAGAATAGGTATATAATATAAGGTGGGGGATGCTTTACGAGCCTCATAGTGAGTTTATTTATTGTGATAAATGTAAGAAGTGGTATAACATAAGGACTGGTACTTATTTACCAGAGGGCTCTGAGAATGAGGGCCCCATCAATTGTTTAGCAGAAGATCACGTTGTAGGCTATACCTGGGAAATACCAGAAATATATCTTCCAGGATATAAGCCACAGAAACACCAAGCGGAGTAGGAGGAAGGCATGCTAGCTAAATTAATACTTCAATATGCGGCTACATTATGTTTTGTAGGGCTTACCATTGTGGGAATAGTGGAAAAGGACTGGAATTATGGAGTTGGCGTAAATCTAGGCCTAGTATTGTTATACATATTCCTTTACTTTTCTCCAATAAAATGATTTTTATACTAGAGCTGGGATTAGCGGTAGTGGGGATGTTTGGAATATTAGTAATGATGTTATTATTAAATATCTTTGGCTTTATTGGCTTTGTTATGCTAATAGATCCTAAAGATGATGGGGATAAAACTTATAATATGCTAAACGCGGTCTCTAAACAAAAAACAACAATAATGATCTTGTTGTTTTTTCCTATTGGTTTTTTGCTACTAATACGTCAACGGAGAATAGAAGCATGGAACAATTATTTAAACACCTTATAAATTTAGAGGCCCTTAGGGCTGTAGATGACGTGCGTTATGGCTGGATCCGTAAATATAGGCACATTAGGAATATGTTTATGGAAGTAAAATGGTTTATTCAAAGAGGAAAAAGAGGATACGCTGATTGTGATATTTGGGGATTTGACACTTATTTGGCTAGAGTTATTAGTGAAGGATGTAAGCAATTAAAGGATAGTGCACATAGTGCTCCTACTAGACTTAGTGGGCATTTGGCTGCCACCCAAAGTGATATTGCTATAAAGAGATGGAGTAGGATATTAGAGAAAATTAGTAGAGGCTTTATTCTATTGAATATGTGGGAAGATAATGGTAGAATGCCTACTGATGCAGAAAAAAGAGAAATTGCAAAAGGCTGGTTTTTATTTAAGAAGTATTTTAGTGATCTATGGGATTAACAACGAGGGCATATGACTACACGAGACAAAAGAATAGCAGAGAATAGAAAAACTTTAAAAGAGATAGGTAAAATTTGGGATAAGATTCCTGAACTTAGATTTGGACAATTACTTTATAATTGCATGCGGGAATCTGAGGTCTATTATATCTCTAATGATAAGCTATTAAAGAGGTTACAAACAATATACACTTTACTGGCAAAGAAACCGCTTAAGAAGAAGTAAGTTTGGTATATAATATATAGTGGAGGATGAAATGAAATGTGAATTAGTTAAAGCAAATACAGGATATAATGGCCTTTCAATCTCAGAAGAGGCCTGTAAATTAGCAGTTGAGAAGTTTACTGCCCCAGTTCCTATTTATTTTGCTGGAACTAAATTAGTGATGGGCCATATAACTTCAGTAGAATATAACGCTGAAACAAAATCTATTTTTGGAGAAGTTGATTTAGAGGTAGTAGTAATGGCTGGTGTTGAAGGTACCCAGTCATTAGATTGCCCTGATGGTAAATTAATCGTAGCAGGAGAAATTAAACAAGGAGTCTTAGCACCTAAGTCTATAATGCCAGGAGGAAAAGATGGAATGGCCAAATAAAGAAACTGATATCCTTAAAAAATTACTTGAAGATGGAAAGACCTTAGCTGAATGTGCCGAGATCATGGGACGTTCCTATAATAGTATTGAACACAAGGCGCGTGTATTGAAATTTACCCGGCCTAAGGAAGACACCAAGGAAACTAAGCCTTTGGACTTTTCTGATGGTAAGTTAAAACCAGCACAGAAGCAAGAGCTTTTAGAGACATTCTCTCCTGTAATTATAGATACCCTTAAAACAAATATCTTTACTAAAAGGCCATATATTCAATTAAAACATGGCCTATATGAAGAAGAGGCAGTATTGGTTTTATCGGATATGCATACAGGAATGATTAATGAGATCTATGATCCTAATAGTCAAAGTAAAGTTATAACCTATAATGAAGAAATTAGGCAGAAAGAATTAACGTATTTACGGGACTCTATGTTTGAAATCCAGACTATTCTCTCTAAATCCTATAATTTACGTAAGCTGCATATCCTAATATTAGGAGACATGATCACTAATGATCGTATATTTGATGGACAAAAATTTGAAATTGATCGTCCTTATGGCAAACAGGTGTGGGATACGGTAAGAGACCTTACCTATTTTGTAAATCAAATGACTACTCGCTTTCCTAAGGTGCATGTAATTGGCATTGTTGGAAACCACGGTAGATCAAATGAAAAGTATTCCGAAGAGCCGGTAGAGAATAACTTTGAGTGGACGCTATACAGGATAATGCAAGAGGCCCTAAAGAAGAACCCTAATGTAGAAATGGAAGTACCAGATACTCGCTTCTATTCTACCCAGATATTTGGACATCGTTATTATATGCACCATGGAGATAATCTAAGGGGCTTTTCTAAAACGGCAGTTGAACGGGGAGCAAGAGATTTATTGACCACCTTAATCCCCGATCTTCCTAGTGGTTTTGATGTTTATTTAATGGGACATTTACATTCTGCGGAGAAGATGGACTTGAATGAGCGATCTACAATGATAGTTAATGGGAGCTTTATCCCTAGAGATCAATATGGGTATAAGATGTTTAGAAGGTACTCTAAGCCCCAGCAGTGGTTCTTTGGTGTTGGAAAAAGTCGGCCAATAACCTGGTCTTATGCTTTAGACCTTAAAGGAACCGAAAGGACAAAATAATGAATAAGCAAGAAATAGCACAGGTAATAGATCATACTAACCTTAAGCCTGATTTAAATCGTAAAGGAATTATAACTTTACTTGAAGAGGCTAAGAAGTATAATTTTAAAGCCGTTTGTGTTACACCTGCTTGGGTATATCTTGCTAAACAAAGACTTGCTGGGACAGGAATTGAAGTATCTACAGTTCCAAATTGGGCTTCCGGGGGTGGACTCGAGAGAATAAAAGGGGAATATGTTTTTGAAGAGGCGGATGCCATAGATTATATTTGGGATATTTATCAGTTTGGAGTGCTTAAAGCATATGATAAAACAGCTAAAGAATTAGAGCAAATAAGACTAAAGACTCGTGGAGAATTAAAAATAATTATTGAGTCCACTGTTATACGTAGTATTGCCGAACATAAAAAAGAAAATTATGAGGATATAATGAAAGAAGCCTGTAACTTGGTGCAGAATTCGGGGGCCAATTGGATAAAAACAGATAGTGGCTTATTTCTTAGAGATCCTAAATTTAAGATCCAAAATTTATATGAGGATGTTAAGTTAATGAAGCAAAATTGTACTCTTCCAATTAAAGCTGCGGGAGGAATAGGCACAAAAGAAGAAGTAGTAACTTTAGTAGCATTAGGCGCATCACGTATTGGAACATCAAGAGGAGTGATGATAGTAGAAAGCATTAAGGAGACGGCATGATAAATCAAGTATTAAGGGACATCTTTGGATTTGCATTAGTACTTACGGGCATACTTGATGCTTGGAAATATGCACTCCAGGCCTCAAAGATCCGTAAAGAGAAAACCGCGGGAGTATTATCTAGGCAGTTTATTAATTATGCTATCTTAAATGATATAGTTAAATTAGCATATGGCTTTATTATTTGGGATGCGTTTATTATTTCTACCTCAATATTAGCACTTATTTGCATGTTATATTTATTTTGGACAGTTTATATTTATTATGATTATGAAACTTATCCTAGGAGATGCTATATTAAGCGGCCTAGATTATTTACATATATAGTTAATTCAGTATTACCGAACGCTAAAAGGAAACATCTTTAAAGGAGCACCTATGACTGATGATAAAGTACAGAAACAGGCCGTTGAAGAAGTACTTAAAGTGGTTGGAACACCCATTATTACTCCAGAAGCACTTCCTATTCAATTAAATAAGGAATTTAAATATGTTACTTATTTAATTGGAGCAATGCAGATAACTGCAGAGAAGGATGGGGGTGGAGAAAAGAGAGAAAATTTAGATAAAGAACTTCGTTTAAGAAATATATTTCCCATTAATCCAGTAAAATTAGAGGCATCAAAGACGGGAATGTCTTCTGAGGAAATTACTTCAAAGATGAAGGGCTGGGTAGCCTCAGGTTGTTGGGATAAATTTGGGGAACAAGCAATAAATATATGGAAGGGACGTGATTATGTTGAAACTACCGGAAACCTTAAACATATACCGGGGGACATTACTTATGTTACGATGTCTACCTGGATTACTTTTAGGCTTAATTCTGGTGATCAGCCTTGTGGTAGCTATATGGAATGCGGGGTTGCTATGGAACATAACATTCCAATCTATTTAATTACAGATATACCTAAAAAAGAATTAAAGCAGAGCCTCCTGCAGGCTATTTTGGTTACTCAGGGCGAAGTATTTAGAACTGAGAATGAATATCTAACGTTCATTGATAAAAAATATGATTTAAAAAGGAAGAATGAGGCTTAATATCTTCTTTAAATGTAAGACCTGTACTGGAACTGGGTGGGCTGCACCAAGCATACCATGTCAAGTTTGTAAAGGTTCCGGTCAGGTACTCCATATGTTCCAAGATGTTATTAAAGTAGTAGAATTTCCAGATGGAAATGAATGTGAGGATGCTGTATTAGTTGTAAAAGAGGAGCCCCATGCACCCGACACTAATAGCAATTAGTTTATTTTTAGTAGGAATTCTTGAGAATTTTTTAATTTCGATTAATACTGATTTTCGTATTCAAAAAAGTAGGTGGGGGTGCTTTACTACTTCTTTTGTTATAGCTGTAACTTGGTGTTATATTGTTGGTACTGTTACTGAGAACCTCACAGTACTTTGGTTAATAGTAATTTATTCAATAGGTTATGGAGTGGGTGACGTATTAGGTCTTCATTTTAATAAATATTTAGAGAATATAGTTAAGAAGTACAATCTAAAATTACGTAAATTTCGTAGACATAAGTTAACAAGGAAGAAATAATGATAGACCATCCTTTAGTTGGTGGGGGAGATCCCGAATATTCTAAGAATTATGACCGTATATTTCGGAAGCCCCTAAAAGTTAAACTTATAGACAAATTAAATAGCTGGATTATTAAAATTTTCTTAAATGGTCGGAGGAAAGATGTATAGATATAATACCTTACGAGTTGAAGCAGAGATTCCTCTTGAGCCTGGGTCTATTTTTATTCAGGCCGAAATAGTAATGGTAGACTCAAATAGGACTACTTTAAACTGTGAGACTATTAAATTAATGTTACTAAGGTACCCTAAATTAAAATCAAACACGCTTGAAAATTATGCTAGGCTATTAAGTTTGAAGGTAGCCCGCTATGCTTTTAAAGAGTACCCCTATACGTTAACGGTAAAAGTCAAAGCCACTTATAGTGAAGATGGGACAAGTAGTGAAATGGAACTTAGCCAAGAAGATTTAGTAGTTGAACAACTAGAAAAATAGGAGGATGTATGGAATTAATGGGGATAGCCCGTAATTTAACTACAGCACGGCAATTGATATTTATTGGTTTTAATTTAGGTGTGGGCCTTACAGTAGGTTATCTTGTAGTAGCATTTGTTGGCGGGCTTTTAACTTACTTTACTACTCCTAAGGTGAATGCCTCTGATGTGGATGCTTTATTTCAGGAAATGTTAAAAAAGAAAGAAGAAAAAGAAAATAAGGGAGAATAAATGGAAAAAGATAATACCTTAAAAAATACTAATCCTAAAGATGCAATTGGTTGTAACAAAGTACCATTGCACCTATTTCCAGAAACAGCTACTATCCTTGGTTCTTTGGGCTTATTGGATGGTATGCTTAAGTATGGCCGAGCAAATTGGCGGAGAGCCGGAATTAGGGCATCAATATATTATGATGCTTGCCGTAGGCATATGAATGCTTGGTTTGAGGGGGAAGACACCGATCCAGACTCAGGCTTACCACATTTAGCTCACGCTATAGCATGTATAGCTATCATTATTGATGCTAAAGCTGCAGGTAAATTAAATGATGATAGACAAATACCAGGAGGATATCGTAAACTCCTAAATGAAATGACCAAAGAAGTAGCTAGACTTAAAGAGCTACATAAAGAAAAAGATCCCAAGCATTATACTATAGCAGACAAAGAAGGGGAAAATGACACGAAGAGTTAAGTCCCATAAAGTATACTTAAATGTAAAAGAAGTCCCGGCTAAGATTAATGAGATCATAGGCTACCTCTCTATGGACTTTGGAAGAAATAAATTACTTGAGCGGGATGATATTGCTCAAGATTTATATGTAGTCTATTTTGATATGTTAAGAAAGCGACCAGAACTTATTAATGAGCGGCCCGGATATTTCTTTATTAAATTTAAGTGGTACCTTCTTACAAAGTGGAGAAAGCGAGTAAAGGATATTAATAAAGAGTGGCAATATAAATTACAGCGATTTCGTGATGAAGGTATTCCAGACGACTTCCAGGAACATGCACCTTACGATCCTAAATTAAAGGGGGATGCCCCTAAGAAGAAGAAACGATTAACTAAAAAAAGAAAAGTATATGGATTTTAACATTATGTGGGAGATGTATTTAGCTAATTTATCTGAACAATGGGAGTTTTCATATGCATAATGAGGAGATAGGAAATCGGGCAGCTTATACTTCTATGTTAGAGCAGGTAAGGGATGAGTTAGGAGAGGGACTCTATGAAATTGCAGAAATGCTTAGCCATGGATTAACTAAACGTAAAGTAGCAAAGCTTTTAAATGTCCCTTATCCTGAACTTAAGAAGAAAGTATTGCTCTTAAAGAAATTTATTGCACAGGAATATTATACTGGAGGAAAAGATGGTGGAAAAAAAGGCCGTAAGACCTTAAAAAAGAAAAATGTACGATTATAAAGGCTATAGAAAGAAGCATCAGTTAGCACGTAATGCCTATAGTAAAAACTATAGAGAGGAGCATTTGGCTTATTTTACTAATTATAGAAAGGCATATAAAATTAAATTAAATAAGTATTATAAAAAATATGCTAAATTACACAAAGAAGAAATCTGTAAAAGGAAGGTGCTCTATAGACAAAGAAATAAACTACAATTAGCAATTTATAAAAAACAATATATGTCTAAATTTGAACATAAACTCAAAAATAGAATTTATTCTACTAATAGAAGAGCACAAATTAAAGGCCTAACCACGATACTTATTTCTCAAGTTTATGCAGCAAATAAAAAGAAGTTTGGAGTACTTACTTGTTACCTTTGTTTAAAGCCAATACCTAAAGAAAAAGACACCCTTGAACACAAAATTCCCCTTAGTAGGGGTGGCACTAATAACAAAAGAAATTTAGCAGTAGCTTGTAATACTTGTAATTGTAAAAAGGGAACTAAAACAAATATAGAATATTTAAAATTAAGGAGTTTAAAATGACAAAAGCAGTTGGACGCCCCCGTAAAGCAGATCTAAGTAGGAGGCTCTCAGAAGCACAGGACTATCTTCTTAAGGGGTTTAAAGACCATGAGATAGTTGAGGCTATGGCTAAAGAGTTTCCTGGCTATACTAATAATATGTTAGCGGCGGATAAAGAGGCAATTACAGCCAATTACATTAAGGCTGTAACTGAAAATAAGTATCTTCTGGCTAAACAAGCAGAGCATATTATGAAGCATCTTGATCAGCTAGACATGATCAAAAAGAAACTCTGGGAGATTGAAGGTAAGGCCGGACAAGATACAAGAGGGCAACTTGAGGCATTAAAGACCCTGCTTACTGAATTAGAGCATGAGTCAAAGATCTTAAAGTTAATAGATACTTCCCATAAGATCATTAAGAACTACATTCATATTGATAAGATCAACGTCCTTATGGAAAAGCTTACTGGAGTTATTAGGGAGTTTGTTCCAGAAGATAAACAGGCCTATGCTTTTCAAAGGATTAAAGAAATGGGCAATGTATTAGATACTGAATGTACAGAAGTAGTTGATGAAATTGAAAAACAAGAAAACCAAAACTAAGGATTATTATGGGAATAGGTAGCACTTGGGAAAATTTCTTTGATAGGCAATCTAAAAATAATGTCTCTACGGCTAAATTTATATATAAGCCGGTAGCTCCAGAGATATTCTTTAGAGATTGGATGGGGCAACCATTATTCCCAGAGCAATTAAATCCTATCAATGCAATGTTTACTCCAGATCTTGAGGACTTAAGCCCAGCAACCAATGAGCTTTTATTAATGTGGGGAGAAGGCTCTGGAAAAGACTTCCTGTGTGAACGTATTCTAATCTATGTTGCCTATTGGCTTTTATGTCTTAAGAGCCCCCAAAAATATTTAGGTAGAGCAGAAGGTACTCCAATCGACCTAGTTAATACTTCTGTTAATGAAGAGCATGCGTCAAATGTATTTTTTGAGCAATTCTGCCAGGCTATTAAGCTGGTTATAAATCCAGATACTGGAAAGAACTGGTTTGAAGAACAGGGAATGGACATTAGAACTGGGCAGGATATCTTAACAACTAAAGTAAAATTTCCTAAGAACATCTCTGCCTATTCTTGTAACTCCGTTAAATATACGGCAGAAGGAAAGAACGTTTTAATAGGAATCCTCGACGAAATAGCTGAATTTAAATATGATAAAGCTAAGTCTCTTTATACTAACTTAAAAGCTACTGCGACCTCACGTTTTCCTGGTAAACACAAGATTATTCTTATCTCCTATTTAAGAGACGAGTTTGATTTTATGAATAGCCATTGGAATGAAGTCGAGGCCATGCCTACAAGTTTAAGAGATAAAGTCTATATGTCAAAGAAATGTACTTGGGAAGTTAATCAGACAGTCACTAAACTAGATTACGCAGATGCATATGAGAAGGATCCCGAAGATTCCGCAAGACGTTATGAGAACATTATGCCCAGTAAGAAGGGGGCTAAATTTATCAAAGACGGAATGCGCATTACAAATGCTGTGTATGATTTCGAGGGCTCCCCTATCATCTCAGAAACACCTTATATTAGTACAAATTTAAAGGATGAGGTCTTTCAAGTATGGTTTAAACCTTATTGTATTAAAGAAATATATAGATTAGAGCAGGAGTTTGCCTTAACTCCAACAGCAGATTTACGATTAAAGATAGATGGCTTAAAAGAGATGCATAGTAATGGGGGGTATTATATCCACATTGACTTGTCAAAGGGCGCCTATGACTATGCTGGGCTATGCTTGTTACATACTTATCAAAAAACTGAGTCCCAAATAGGGTATCATGTAGATTTAATAGTCCAATTACAGCCTGATGGGAATGAAATCAATTTTGAACAGATTAGAGAGTTTATTTTTAAATTACAGGCCCAAGGTTTCCCGATTGCTAAGGTATCTTTAGACGGCTGGAACAGTGTTGATTTTATGCAACTTTTAGATAAACGCGGAATCACTGTAGAATTGGTTTCTGTTGATCGAACTATGCAACCCTACAACACACTTAAAGATGTCCTCTACCAAGAAGTGCTGGAATATTACTATAACCCTATACTACTTAGAGAGTTAAATGAATTACAATTAATCAATGGTAAGGTGGACCATCCTAAAGAAAGTCCTGAAAGATTGAAAGAAGAAGGTAAGCGGCTTGGATCTAAGGACCTCGCTGATGCTTTAGCTGGTGCTACTTTCTGTGCTGTTTCAGCAGGCGGCAGCGGTAATGGTTGTGTGGTAGAATTGGGCTCAAATGAGCCAGATGATTTATTAGACAAGTTCTTCTAAAATAAGCATTTAAGGTTAGTTTTCAATTATAAGAATAAACTATCTATTTGGAGGTGTAATTATGTGGTATAATGTATTTGGATTATTCCAAAAAAAGACAGAAGCTCCGCTTAATCCCGTTGAGGCCCCAGCTGTATCTTCCGGTGCTGAATTTGTAGATCCTGAAGAAAGAAATTTATCTGCTGATCAATTATCTTCCCTCTATATAAGCAATTCTTGGGTAAGAAAATATGTAGATATTCTTGCTAATGGGTGTGCAAAATACAAATTGCAGGCAGTTCCTGCTCCTGGAGTTAATGCTGGTGCTGCAAAGGCCCATTGCCAAGAGGTTAATACCCTCTTAGCGTATGCTAATGATGTGGAGACCTTTAGTGATGTACGAGTTAAATACCTTAAAGACCTTTTGCTTTTTGGTAATGGTGCACTTGAAGTACAACCCAAAAATGGTACCTCTATTAAATTCCTCTATGCTGCTCCGGGGTATCTTTTAAGGGCTAAATTTGATCTTAATGGTAACTTAGCCAAATCAAATTGTTATGCTTTTGTTGATCCTCAAACTGGTGAAGAGGGCACGATTACCTATGGCAAGGAAGATATTGTTCATTTTAAATTAGACCAGTTAAGTGATCGTTTCTATGGCTCCTCCCCTATAGCCTCAGCATATAAAGAGTTTAATGCTGATTCTAAGGCTATTAAAGAAATGGAAAGAGGGGATTTTGGTATTAGCGCTCAGATTATAGCCTTTCCTAAACAAACTAAAAGTTTTATTTCTACCGTTATGTCTAGTATCCAAGCAGTTATTACTGGCAAGGGTGGAAATAAAGTAGTCAGCGTTAATACAGAAGACATTAAAAGGATTGCCTTATCGGATAAAACCTATAAAGATGAATTTGAATTCCAGAAATGGTTAGTCCAGAGACACAATGTCTTTGGTATTCCTCCCTTTAAACTTGGGTTTGTGGAGTCCACTGGATCTATGTCCGCTAGGGAACAGAGGGAGGAATTTCAGTCATTGATTTCTACGTTAGTTACCTATGAATGTGAGAAGTTAACCCTAATCCTCTGCCGTACTCGCTTAAAATATGAAGATGTAATTATTACTGCTCCGGAACTTGTTACCCGTCTTGATTATGAAAAGGCGCGTGTTCTTGATAGGCTGGTAATGTCTGGGATCATTACTCCCAATGAGGCTAGAGAGAAATACCTTGGTCTTGATAGGGCTAATGATAAATATGCGGATCAGTTATATGTTAAATCAATGATGGAAGCAAATGAAGTAGATCCTGAAACGGTGGATTTAAATAAAAAGAAAGCTCAACTTATAGAGAAATTTCTTGGTGATGCAAAAAAAGCGGAAACCGAAGAAGAACAATCCGAGGGGGCCTAAATGGAATTATATGCTAATACTGAATTAACTGAGCAGATCACGGGCCTTGAAATTGAGCTTGGAATAGTGCCTGCAGGAGAATCAAAGACCTATATTTTTTACCTCTACAATGACCAAGACTGTGAATTAACTAATATTCAGGTTAAGGTTAGGCATCCCGAAGTTACCATCATAAGAGCACCACAGACGCTCGAAGCTAAGGGCTCTGGAGCTATAGAGGTAAAGTGGGAAGCTTCAGTAACCGTCAAACAAGGACTTCATACCCCAATCGAAATATTTGCAGATGAACTCTGGAGATAAAAATGATCCTACGTCAAACAGAATATAATAACTGGAGAGGGGCATGGGATTCTGAAAGAGCCTATATAGTTTATGATATCATTGAATATAATGGCTCTTCCTATGTTTGCATTAAACAACATACCAATCAAGCTCCTCCAAATTTTACTTATTGGGATTTATTAGCTGAAGGACAAATAGGTCCGCAAGGTCCTCAAGGGGATATTGGTACACAAGGAGATCAGGGTTTTCAGGGGCAAAAGGGTGACCAAGGTTTCCAGGGAGATGTTGGAAGTACTGGACCTCAAGGTCTTCAAGGTAATACGGGAGCGCAAGGCCCACAAGGTTTAACGGGCTCTACTGGACCACAAGGCAATCAAGGATTTCAAGGTAACCAAGGGCCGCAGGGAGATCAAGGCTTTCAGGGGATCCCTGGGCCAATGACACAAGTAGGTTCCAATAGTAGTGATGGAGTAACAAATACTACTTCTGGAACTTATACCCAAAAATTAAGTTTATCCTTTACTCCTACAGTTACTGGAACTTATCTCTTATCTTGGTCAGCAGAAGTAACAAATTCTACAAAAAATAATACTACATATGTACAAGTACAACAGAACGATACTACTACATTAGCAGGAGAAATTGCTGGATATATTCTTACTGCGGAAGCCTATATTCCTTTCTCAGGTATTGCAATTTTATCATTAACCGCAAGTACGGTCTATAATTTTGATATGGATCTTCGGAGAGATGCAGCTACAGGTAGAATTCGTAATGCACGTTTATCTTTAGTGAGGTTGACATAATGATATACCATTATAATATACAAAATCAAATAAGTCTTGATTATATTCACGAACAAGTTGCTTTATCCCTCATGGAAGATAAAAATATTGATTATTGTAGATGGGATGAAGATGAGGGGGATTTAGAAATATATTGGACTACAGAACTTAGTGATGCAGATTATTCTATTCTAACCCAAATTGTTAATACGGCCCCTATTATATGAAAAATATAATTAAAGACACTAATACAATTTTTGATCTGGTTCTTCTCGGAACTGATGGTAAAAAAGTAGAAGGCCTGGATATTCTATATGAAATTAGAAGGGCCGATGATAATTCTTTAACTGATACCGGAATAATGGGGGAAGAATCAGGCAGGTATTTTGTAATAATTAACCTATCCGTTAAGGCACAATATGTTATTTTTTATACCACTCCTGCCGGATATGAAGACGGCATGGAGGAGTTTATAGTAATTGATGAGCAGGCAAAAGAGGCCTCTGTGCAGTCTGTTTCTACTAAAATTGATTCCGTTGCGGGCACCCTTACTACAATAATTAATTCCTTGACCACCCACAGAGGACTTACAGAAGATAAATTAGCCAGGATATTAGGCCTGGTGCAAGAGAACTATAGGATTATAGATCCGACCTATGATTCAAACGGGGATCTAGTGAGTAGCATAATTAGGCTTTATAATTCTAAAGCTGACTGCAATAGCAATATAAATCCGTTTGCTACTTATTCAGTTGTAGCCACATATGATGTTGATCACCACCTCACAAGTTATAAAGTCACGAAAGAGTAATAGATGAATCTTAAAACACTAGCGTCTAAGGGGTTATTAAACCTCAAAGATTACGTTGGTCAAATTAGTAAGGGCCTTCTTGAAAAGGTAGGCCTTTATCGTAAACGTAAGACCATTAAAGCGGACGCTATAATTGTCAGTGGCTCGCAGTTACCTACCGGTGGTGGAAAGCGTAAGAAGTCTACCAAAACCCCATATTACCCTGGAAGGATAGTCCCAAAGGTTAAAAAGCTCAAACTCACCGGAACTAAGAAATTCCCCTTCTATTTCAAGGCCTTTGTGCGTGGCAAATTGATGATCCAGGTCAAGGTGAGCACCAAGGTAAGGGCAAAGAAGCGCGTCCCTACGGGCCTCCTAGCGCAAATAACGGGCATTAAACTGTTTAAGAAGATGGTTAAGGTGCTTTTACGTGGAATCTTATTGACAAAAGTAATGACATCTTTACGTATTTTATATACTAAGTTGTTCTCTCTCAAACAGTTATGGTTTGTCAAGGGCACGAAATCATTCACCTACCAAGTACGCCAGGTACTTAGAGGTACCAAGTTATTTCCCCACTTTAACAAGTATATCATAGTAGGGGCTAGAACTATCAAAACTATTGCAAGGATCACCATAAAAGGTAGGGTAATTAAGGCTATTAAATTAGGATTGAATCTGAGGGGTAGGAAGGATTTTGCGAAATTTTTGTATGCTTTAGGCTTACTTGATGTAGATAAGAAACGCCAGCCCAAACGTCCAACCAAGAATTAATTCTGTAGCAACATCCTGAATATTAAATTGTACTACAAACCAGTTGACCAAACCTAAAAGTAGTGTAAACATAACATAGGTATACCAGTCTCTAGTTTGAATAGCTATAGGCAGAAAAGCAATAAGCCCATACATTATTCCACATAATGCACGGGCCTGTATATCTGTTAGGCCTAAGGTTTTCATAAAGATCGAATTTGGCCCATAGCCTAATCTAATTATTAAAGCAAAAAGTAATGAGAGTAGTCCGATTAACAAATTTTTAGATAACCATCCAAACCATAATCCACATAAAATCGGTATTATTGTATCTCTCCAACCAGTCCAGGGCACCGGATTAGGAAAAGCCCCTTCAGTGCCCCAACCACCTAAACGCCATAAGGGCCCTGAAACTAACCATAAGAAGCTTCCAATTATATATTGTAACATTATTCTTTATTTACTTGTCCTTCTCGGTCTACCAAAATATCTAACTTACCTTCAATATTAGCTAGCCGTTCCCTTACTTCAATTTGATTTGCACTTTGCTCTTTAACTTCTTTAGCTAAGCGTCTAACTTCTTTATGCAGATGGCGGACGTCATTGAATTTAATTATCACAAAAAAAGCAGCCTGAATTAAAAATAAAACTATCGTACTAACTGCGGGCCAAAGACGTAATCCTAGGTCTAAATCTATCATGGTTGCCTCCCTTAATATGCGGAACGTAAAAATTCCAAAGTGAAGTTGGAATATTTTCCGCTTGATCCGCTAGAAGATCCCCTAACAAAACAAACATTTGTAAGCGTATAAGAGGTGCCACCATACGTTACTGTTAGTGTATCTGCCGTTGTTGATAAAGTAGTATATAGATTAACTAAATATTGCTCTATTTCAATTCTAGAGTCTTTTTTAATATATCCATTTACTGTAATACTTAATTTACCACCACCAACATAACCAGTGGACATCATTTTAATTCCTAAAGCGGTTGGTAACATATACTCAATCACATTTCCATCATAAGCAACATTAACTGAAGCATGATCCCCAATATAAATACTACCAAATTTAACTGTTTCTACCTCAGCAGTAGATCCAGGAGCATCGTCTATTTTTCCAGACTTAGAAAATGTAAAGGTTGAAACAACAAATTCTCCCTGCGCAGACTTAATAGAATATGAGGTAACCCTACAATTAGCTAAAGTTACGGCTATACCGGTTGTTCCATCTGGCCCACCCAAGGTAAGGATGATGTCAAAATAAGCACCGACATCAAGTCCGGTATCAAAAGTAGGCTCTAAAAACTCACAAGTTACGGTAAGATCCTCTGTCTCAGTGTCTTCTGAGATAACCTGCCCCTCAGGGCCATACTCCTTATGGGTATTAATTCTATAATCTAAAGCAATATTTCGGGCAAATTCTATCGTTTTAATAGTAGCCCCACCTTGCTTTAGAACTAAATTCCCTACAGAAAAGCTGTAAACCATTGGTATTCCTCCTACTATTGAAAACTACCTAATAAGTACAATATATTTTAATTTAAATTCTTCCTACTCTATAGGCTTAATAAAAGTATCATTAAAAGCTACATTAATTGAAGAATGACTACTCCATGCCCAAGTAGGAAACGTGTAAGGATGGGCATAATCCATATTAGTCATGGTATGTGAAAAAATTACTCCTGTAATTATTGCATTAATGGCTGTTGGAAATTGTACTTTATAATCTTCATATAAATTTCTTTTAAATTCTCCGCTATGCGTAGCTATTGGATTAATTATAAATGTATTATCTGGATAGGGTAATAGTGGATAAGATCCGTTATAATAACGATACCCTGGAGTGCCCCAATAATAATTAAGGCTCTGAAATAAACTATTTCCACCAGGATAAATAACTGTTAGTCTAATAGAGATACAAAAACCAGGACTGGAAACAAATGGGCCCAGTCCTGAAACTCCTTCTATAATGGTTGTGGTAAAAGTGGAGCCTATATTTAATGTTGGCATTATTAAACTCATTGGATCAGTTATACGTATACTCATTGGCTTAAGTTTCTTTAAAATTTCTTCTATACTAACTGGCTCGGAATCCTCAATATAGGTGTATGCTATGCGCATTATTACTACTCTACCTGGTGTTCCAGTAAGATCTGCCCTATTAAATTTTAATTTTCCTACCCCGGGATTAGTATTAAGGATATCAGTAGAAAATCTATATTTATCCCAAGTTCCTTCCAGTTTTCCTTCACGATAAAATGTAACAACTACTTCTGCTAGATCAGGGAAGGTTGTTACTGTGCCTGAAGTATAATTTCCGGTTAGATTGGCCCAACTACCACTAAAGCTTGAGGAAGTAATGTGATATTCCACATATTGACCAGGGGAGCCCTTTAGCGCAACTCTAAAATGTCCCTGTCCAAGTGGTAATGAAAAAGCATTAGTTGTAGTATCAAATGCACCATATTCATTAGGGGTTAGATTGGGTATTACTTCCTGTTCAGCAGTTAATGCTAATGTTCCGCCAATATTTATGGTTTGCTTTTGGGTAACTGTTGGAAATAAAAAATATGGCATTGCTATACTAAAAGCTGAAGTCCACTCCCAAGAATGATCACCATCAACAAGTCCCCTTACATAAGCAATATTTGGAGTTATATCCCCCCAACCTGGAATAAAATTAATTCGTTCACGATTTAATGTAACTGCTGGTATAGTAGGATCCCACGTTTCCTTCCAGAATCCAAGAGATATGCCTCGTCTTAGTTCTTCCACATGTATTGCCTTAATTGAGCAGCGCTCCGGAATATATGGAACTTTTTCTATCCTATCCACGTCTGTCCAATCTACTTGTGCTGTTGTATATTCTTCCTCTCCATATTTATCGCGCTTAAAGTAGTCAGCAATTGTAAGTCCGGACTCTTCTAAGCATTGCTCAACTACCAGGCGTAAAGAAACAATATCTGCTTTTGATATAGACTTTTGTTTAGTAGCTAAAAACATAGTAAGTTTAGGTGGAAATGCAATTGACAATGAAGTACAAATTCCACTCCAATAAACTATTAATTGATCAATATGTATTTTTTTAATATTTGTTTTTCCAAAATAACTATCTCCAGCCAAACCATGTTGTGTTAGAATTGGATCATTTAACCAAATGGGGTCTTCCTGCCAAGATTCTAAATCCTCTGGGTGGGTTCCCAATGGTTTTAATTTACTTTTACAAATATTGCAAATAGGAGCTGTAGGCATATTATGCGTAAGTACTTAAGCTTGAATCTGGTTTAACACTCGTCTCTGCCACTTGTACGGACTTTCCAAATAAGCTTTTAATTTTATCTACATCATATGCTAAAGTACTAACTGTAGGCTTAAGTACTTCATTTTCCCTTTTACGTTCTTTATCTTTAATAAGTATGTGCAATGTGGAGGCATATTCAGATTGAGGAATTGATAATTCTAATGATGTTCTAAAGCCATCATTAAAAGAATGGCGTATTCTAACTACATCTAAGCCATTAACTGTTGTTCGTAAATCAAGAGTTTCGTCTCCTAAAATCTGTAAGGAGCCCTCTCTCAGTGGTAAATCAGATTTATGAAACTCTGTATTTGCTGCATCCTCTAAGGTTTCCATTACCTCATCTAAGTTATCTCCGGGCAATCCATATTCCTCATCTTCTTCATTAAAAATAGGGGTTATTCCCTGCACGATATATCGTTTTGGAGCGCCTGAACCAACTGTATAAGAATAACGTTTTCCCTTATATGTATATAATACTCGCATTGAAGCTATATATTGATCTGGGTCCTCTTCATAGGCTACATCTAAATGTTCAGTTGTTAAATCTGCAGTAGTAGCATCAAATATTTCCCGTTCTAAAGTTCCACGTAATATCTGTGCTTCATACCTAACAGGTACAGAGTTAATTACAATATATGCAGTTTTTCCAGTTTCATCATGCGAATAGTCCACGGACGCACTGACATCTTGCCATTCTAGTGGATATGTTTCATAAGAAACAATTGCTGGCTTTGAGGAGAAAGAGCCATCTCTCCAGGGATGAGCCACAGAGACCTCTTCTTCTGTAACTGGATCTATCCTGTTATATCTTTTTTCTAGAAGATCCATAGGAGTAAACTCCACATTTCCCGTAGTAATCCATTCTGTAAATCCATAATCTGTACCATACTCACTTAAAGCAGGCACCTCTTCCATAATTTGTAATAGTTTGGTTATCTTTGGGGCACTATTAGTAAGGGCCTGCACCTTAACATTAGAAATTTCAGATTGAAATCCTCCCAAATTTAATGAAAAATAAAAGCCCTTTATATCGTCTTTAGTTTTAAATGGCGCTGGTATAGTACCAAAGGAAGTATTCTTAGGAGAAGGTACCTCTTCATGCAAAGGAAAAGAATATAGGGCTCTATTTGGAGCAGTGGTTTTAAATAGATTTAAATCTCCTTTATTTGAATCTAAAATCCGCAATGAGTTTATTTCAGTATATTGAGAAAAATCACTTACTGCAGTAACACTACGTATCTGATTGGTTTTATCATTAATTAAATTTTCCTCTAGAATATTTTGGCCAATCGTGTATGTTCGTCTACATATTGGATGCCCATATCGATATTCCCATAATCCTCCGGTAATAGGTGAGGAATATAGTACAGCCCCATGATAAGCAGCAATTGCAGCTCTTGCCTCTAATTCTGTATTTCCAACTAAAGAGTCTTCATCAAACTTTGAAATATATTTTTTCTTTTCTGGGGGCCAGGGTTGTTCTCTACAAAAAGTAGAATAATAATAGGAAAATCCAATAACTGTAAAATTTACTTGTAATGCTCCTCCACTCCACACGTCTTCACGTTTAAATAAATATCCACCAAATACATATCTTCCATTAATTTTAATATAAACTGACTGTCCAGTAGCGAGCAAGGCCTCTTCTGTTGGCCGTATATTTTTATGAAAAGAGGCCGTACAAAAAGAAGGGCCATATACTATTTCAATCGAGTCCAATATATATCCTGTATAAACTATTCCACCTATTCTTATTTCATATGTAGGATTTGTTCTATATTGAATATCAAAAGTTGGTGTGCCTGATGCAGTGGCTCCCGCGCTCTCTAGGCCCTCACCATTAACTCCAACTACTTTAAAATTATAAGTAAGGCCAGTAACTAGTTCTCCAATTGTAGTTTGATAATCATATATTAAGGTAGCGTTTTGTTTAATCCAGCTTCCTCCAACATCTTTATATACATTATATCCTACATTATCGGAACTTCCAGTCCAAGTTAAAAATATGGCATCCCCTAATTTTGGATCTGTGGCTATTAAAGCTGTGGGATTTACTGGAGTAGGATAAGCTGCTTGTAATTGCGCATTAAAAGTTTTACTACTCTCTACCCTAGCTTGAATTTGCCCATAGAAATATTTTACGGCTTTAATAGTGGCATCTGCAATACGTGTTTTTAGTATTCTATAGACTACTTTTGAATCTGATAAAATTTGATTATCCTCTATATGCTTAATACTAGAGTCTGCTAAAATTGTGCTTTGCTCCCTAGTAACTATCTTGGCATCTCCTATAATTTCCTGCTGAAGAGTTCCTTTTATATTAGCATTAGAATTAATAGTAGTAGTTTCTATTTGTTTAATTGTTGAATTAGAATTTATTATAGCCTGTTGTTTTTTACTAATTTTAGCATCAGATAAAATTGTTTGTTGGACAGTTCCTTTTATATTAGTATCTGAATTTATAGTAATTATTTTTATAGCCTTAACAACTGCATTAGAAAGTACAGTTTTTAGTTCTCTAGCTACAATTATTTTAGCATCTGCTTGTGTAGTGTGCTGGATGGTCCCTTTTATGTTTGAATTTGAATTTATAGTTGTTTGTGTAGTAACTGGTAAAGTTACCTCATCTAAATATAGTTGATTATCCACTAATTTTTGAAAAGTAAATTGTACTTTTCCAGAAGGTGGATTATTAATTACGGTAGGATATATCTCAGATGCCGAAGTACTATAAGGTTGTACTAGACTGCCCCATACTCCTCCCCGATATAATCTATATCTTAGATCATTAGGGTAATAAAATACTAAAATTATATTAGTTCCAGAAGTAATGCCTAAAGTTACATGTAAATCTCCGCCATTGCCTGTGCCATCTAAATTTCCACTATCCCAAGATCCGGTATAATGATAGACTTTTATTCCACCAGTGGTTCGTACTGCCCCCCAAATATCACTATCTCCAACTTTAAGAGTAGAAAAAAAGTCATTAGTGATTCCAGAAGCAGCTATATCAGTAGCAGAACTCCAACTGGAAGAATAAATTTTATACGTTAATTTTCCACCAGAAACATAAAGTGCCCAAATATCTGTACCTACTGGCATTAATGCTATACCATAACAATTTGATGCAGTAGGATCATTTGCTGTCCAAGTTCCACTACCATCTTCATTTGGATTAGTTAATATTTTAAAATCATAATTTTGTTTAATATAACCAACCCAAATATCCCCATTTGATCTTTGAGTTACTGCAACCTGATCAACAAGTTGACCAGTACCATATATATTTGAAGCTACTAAATAGGTTGTACCTTTTGTCCAACCACTACCATTCCAAGTAAATTTTACATAGTATACATTCCAATAAGAACTAAAAGAAGTAAATACTAAAAATATATTACCGTCCGCGTCCATATGGCCCGCTGGATATCGTGCATTTGCTGCTGTAATGGCGGTCCAAGATCCAAAAGATGTTCCTCCATTTGAAGACACACTATAATATAAATAGGTGCCCGCATAGGGAGAAAATTGAATTAAATAATCCCCATATCTAAATACCTGCCTACTTTCTCCTGAAAGACCGGAGGCAAGAGCAGAAGTAATATAACCTATAGCATGTGCGGCCATTAATTATCCCCTATAGTAATATTTCCATCTTGATCTACTTGAAGTAATACTTTATGATTAATACCAGATTTATCATTATACTGATATCCGATAAAATATACGATGTTATGCCCAGATTCTAGTAACTCCTGGGTAAGCTTTACTGTATGCCTTCTAAAAAATACCAATCTAATATTACTTTTCTCTTCCTGTAATTCTTTGCCTACATCCTGCTGTTGTGTATTAATAAATAAAAGACCCCTGGTAAGATCAACTGTAATCTTCAGGGGTTTAATGCTGTGTACTATATAAAAAGAAACTAGATTGCTAGAATTTTCAAGAACTTCCTTAAAAGGATGCTCTTTTCCATCTGCATCATATTGAGAAATCTCAGATCCATCTTTAAATGTTGCTGTCCAATGAAACTTTAGTTCTAGGTTTAGCATTGAATTACCTCCCCATTCATTAGCCATCATATTGGCTATTATTTACACCCTCTACTTAAACTTCGTCGTACTGGAACGTAAATTCCTTCTGGTTTACTGCTCCTGCCGGAGTGCTTACGGTAGTTTGTAGTTGTAAGCAAATATAACGAGAGTAACCTGCTGCCGTAATTGTAGTTGTTCCAGCTGCAGAAAGAATTGCTAATGCCGTACCTTCAGTAGTAGGAATAGTCGTAACTGCACGAGTTGAAGTAGTTTTAACTGGTTGAACATAAGATGTAACCTGATCCGCCTTAATGTCCTCTCCAGTAACATACGCACCAGCTGACTTCCAGAACTTCATATTAGAAATTTCAGTAAAAGTACCACTAAACTTAGCCTTAATATCTTTCTCATAACTATTATTTCCAGCTACGATAGGATAAGATGCGGGCGTAAGATTAGCGGCATCAGTATCACCAAAATTCATATTAGAAATTCCATCAGTTACTGTTTCCCCCGAGCCGTTAGCTTCACTCCATTGATAAGTGGCTGCCATGTTTATTCACCTCCTTCTATAAGTTTATCTTGTTCATTATTTGTGCTTTGGTTTTTTTCTAGGTTTACATTTTCCGTACATTTTTTAACTCCTTTTCCTTCCTGATCTATATTTCGTCCACAAGATGGGCACTTAATGTAGCCCATCCCTTCTTCCATATAATTGCTATATTTAAAATAGGCCAGGCAATGATCACACTGCACCATCTCTTCATCTTTTGGGGGAGGTATTCCCTTTATGAAATGAAGAAACTTATAATTAGCTCGAGTAATTTCAAAATCTTTCTTTTTATGTTCATCCCAAATACCATAACATTCACCTACAGCTGCTTTTGGATCCTTTCCCTCTTCATGTACTAATTGACGTACACATCTACTTATGAACGGATTCTTTTTTTCATTTGCTCTAGGTTTAGGCATTTTAATATTCGTATGTTAATTTTAATTTAATTTTTAAAGAAACTCCACCAACAGTATCCGCATCATCTGGAATAGTCGCTCTAAGTTGTAAATATTTAGCATTATTATTCGGTATTGGATTAGAAAAAGATACTGGTTCCCCTCCACCAATAGGGGTATAGTCCACAATTGCCTCATCTTTTATAGTATACTCATATTCTACATAAGGTAAAGCGGACACCAATGCGGTTCCTAAACCAATTAAGCCCGTATCAGCATTATATGTTCCACCTGTAAAATAGTTTGTTCCAGTTTTACTGGGATTATCCCAAACTCCAGTAATACCAGTAATTCTGGGGCAATGAGCTACTGTAATTATTGTATTACTATTTTTAGTGGCCAGCTCTAAATCAATATGTTTGGTGGAAGAAATAATTCCACTAGATGCAATGCTGATCCATTGTTCAGCATAAATAGTTTTACCATATTCGTCTAAATCTGGATTTATTTCTACAGTTATAACATCTAAATTACTTGGAGCTTTTCCATGTACATTATCCCCAAAATCTATTTCTCCAGTAGTCATATTGCAAGTATAAACTTGTGCAGATTGTGCATAACTACTTAAAGAGCCTACTTGAGCCCATTTAGTGCCATTAACCAATATCTCTATGGTACTTAAGGGCATTAGACTAAGTTCATAATGTTGATTAACGGATCCATCACTAATATATTCTATTGTAACTGACATAGTTACTAATTCAATAGATAAATTTCTAACATCGTCTGCTCCTAATATATTTCCCTTATCATTGTACAATAAAATATCATATGGAAGATCAACTACATGTCCTCCATAACAAATTCCAAAATCAATTGGAGTGGTTATAGTCCCAACTTCAACTGTAGGAGCATCATCCTTAAACATTTGTAAATTTGGAGTAGCCATAATTTTATCCTATTGAGTTTTACCTGCCATTTTTAATCTAGCACGTTCTTCATTTAATGTATCAATCGATTCATATATCCTCATTCTTGCCTCTTGTAATCCATCTGCAGAAGTACTAAAGCCTGCCTCTAGATCATTTAATAGTGCATTCTGTGCAGCAATCATTCTATCCAATTGTAATAAAGTAGGCGTACTTGAGATCAATTGTGCATTTCGTCCTAGAGCAGGGGCATATGCTGCCATTTCTGCTACTCCTGGATTTAAAGCTGGACCTTTTGGAGGATTTAATCCAACTAACCATTTGGAAGTTATATCCGTTTCTTTATTTCCTCCACCTCTTGCCATTAATTCACCTAGTTTTGTTGCCCATGGAATTATTGATAATAATCCTGCTCCTACGGCCTTTCCTAAAGCAAATCCTAATGTTGCCATTGAAGTTAACAGCTCTTTATTTGAAAATACGCTCTGTAATACTCCCAATAATAAATTTCCAAATGCTGAAATTAATTGATCAAATGGCTTTGATTTAGCTATAGCAGTAAATACAGTTAAGAACGTAGAAGTTAATGCTTCTGCAATAGGAACAAGTAATGGTAAAATTATCTCCGCTAATTTTGAAAAACCAGAAGCTAAATTATCACTAATTTTTGTTCCAAGATTGTGCTTTTCTTGCTGAGCCCCACCATTCAAAATTAAGTCCATATATTTTAAATAATCAGTCATTGCTGGACCAACATAAGTATCTACTACACTCTTTAAAAGTTGGCCTGCTTTGTACAATCCTCCGAATAAGCCACCGGCGGTTTTCTTTCCACCTTCATCTAAATTTAAAAATGCTTTATATTCTACGGCTAAGCCCTTTAGTGTATCCCTAATTATAGTAAAAAATGAAGTTTGTGCATCACCAGTAAGTAACATTCCCGCTATTCTAAATATAGCATCCCCAGCAGACATCGCTTGTTTATAAATGGTACCTAAATCTTTTGCTTCCTCTTTAAAGACTGAATCTAACTCCTTAGATAGATCTAGAGGTTCCTGCAGGGCCTTAAACATTTCTCTTATGGACGCTACAGTTGCTCCACCAAGATACTGCCCTAATTGTCTAGCAAATGCTGGATTATCCTGTAACTGTGAGCCTATGGTTCGTATAAAGTCATTAGCCGATTTAGGGGAAACTCCCTCTGCCATTGCACTATTTAATGCGGCAGATAGTTCTTCCCCTGCTGTATCAGATATTTCTTGTAACTTCTTTAATCTCGCTTGTTTACTACCAAAAGATCCGGTACCTGATCCTATTTTTTCTTGTAATTTAGATATTTTTTCTATTCTTTTAGATATAGAATCATAAGTAGTATTCCAAGCAGTGGCTGCTTTTCCTGCTCCTCCACCAAATAGATTCCCTGCTTGTCCCATAGAGGCCAATACTGCTAGCCCCTTTTCATCAGGATTCATTAATTTTTCAATTGCTTGTCCAAATTGTACTAATTGTCTTGGCTGCTTTAATCCAACTTGGGCTAATTTTCCTGCTGATTCTAACACCCCTTTAAATTTTTCTTCTGCTGTTCCTGCTCCAGAAGCAAATGCGGGCATTAACCATTCGGCAATCATTCTTAATTCTTGAGAAGTAGCATTGGTATTTAACATAACCTTGGTCATATGGTTAGCTAAATTTGCTGCATTTTTATTGATATCTACTTTAAAAAACTGTGCTATCTCTAAGAAGGAATCATCTATTGAGGATACCTCTTCCCCAGTAATAATTGAATACTGTGTAATGGCTTTCATATAATCCGTTACTCCAGCAGTAGTACCGGCTATACGAATAAATCTTTGTTCTATTTTACCCATTACTTCCCACATTTCAGTGGACTGTCCTATATTTTCAACCATCGGGAGAGTGGCATTCTTTCGTGCTGTGCCTGCCTCCATTCCTCTAGCTACAAGAGGATAAATATTTAAAGATAATGTCCTTAATGTATCTTTTGCATTTTTTATTCCACCAGTAAGCCCCTTTATAAACATTCCAGCCATAGATGACGTAATTTTAAAAGCTACTCCTGCGGCTGCACCCAATGTACCAAGTACTAGTGCTCCACCTATCATGGCTAATGCTGCTACTGGATGGGCCATACCTAATTTTAAAGCAGAAGTAAGGGCACTTGTAAATAATTCTCCAGCTGCAGTTCCTGGAGATTTAAACCACATAACTGCATTAGAGAATACGTCCTTCATTGCTTTAACTGTGGCTTCGGCTTTATCTTTTGCTTTTTTACTTATTTCCTCTGGCTTTTCTTCTGGAGGAGTAGGCTCTTCTGGCTGTCCAGATGGAGTAATTGGAGGAGCAGGCGGAGGTGGAGGCGTAATGGCCCCTCCCCTAGCAACAAGATTAGCTGCAGCAAATTGATCAATTGGGGAGTGAGTAATTGATTGCATCTTTTGTATTAAAGACAACGCTCCAGCATTCGATCCCGTTGAGGAAGAAGTTGCAGCCTTTACGGTCTTTGTAATTCCCAAAGCTTCAGCTACAGCCAGGTCTGCCACAGCTTGACGCATTAAAATTAATGAATTTGTTACTGTAGGGGCTGCTGCTGCCGTTTTACCCGGAACTGGCTTTTCAAGCTCTTTAGTCATTCCTACTAAAGCATGTTCTGGCGCAGCTCTTTCTTTCATAAATCTTTGTAAATTAGCTATTTCATGGCTACGTTTAGAACGTAAACCAGAGGTCATTTGTGTATCTTTTGAAAGGGCAACTAAATAATCATTAGAGGCGGCTGCAAATTTAGTTAAATCTGTTTCTGTAGAGGTTCCCTTCTTAACCTTATTAAATACAGAACGCATTGCCTTAACTGCAGATTGTTCTGCAGTAGAGGGCTTAGTAGCATTTCCTTCTAAGTCTAATTTAAGGGAAGAAAATATATGTCTTATTTCCCGCTCTAAAAGTTGCTGATTAGTCTTTAATTGATCATCACTCTTGGAGCCTTTTACTCCTTTGGGTCCTACTAAATCAGCAAATTTAGATTGAACTTTAGAGGGTTCAGGGAGGTTTGCCATTTTAGATGGATCAAATGCGTGCATGGATCCAAAATTAGCAAGGCTTTGCGCCTGCCTGGCACTAACTGCCTCTGTCATAATCTTAGTTTTTAATTCTGTTTTTTCTAGGGTAGAGGCCTGTCGTCCTAAAAATGCTTCAAGCTCCTTCAATTGTGTCTTAAAGGAGCTCTTATCTACTTTACCGGCCTGTAATGTAACATTTACAGGCTGAATAATTTCAATTGGGTTTGATTTTATTTGATCTGCCACTATAAATTAACCTTTTGTCCATTCTTAAGTTTATCAAGTTGTTCTTTAGTTGCTCCAAATTTCTTAGCCAACTTGACTAAATCTGTTACCGTGGTTTGTTTATTAGTGGGTGGGGGAAGTTCCTCTGCTTTAACTCCTTTTCTAATCATAATACAACGAATTAGGCCTGAGATTTCAGGCAGAGTTAAGTTCTGAATTGTTTCTATTGTCCAACCATATTCAGAAGCAAGTAAATCTATAACAGCAAAGGTATCTTCTAATTGTTTATAATCCACTAATTTTTGCATAGCAGGACCTATTATTTGCCCGCTATTAAATTACTAAACGGGTCGTAGAAAGCAATATCAGAAATCTTCTTTAAGACTTCCCCATTCATAAACTCTTCCACGATCTCCCTGGTAATTTCCGGATTATTCTTGCTAACAATAAAAAAAGCCACATCTATTTGCATATTGATGTAGCTAGAGGCTAAATCTTCGGGCTTACCCTCTTTATACTGCCCAAGCATCTTTAAGTATTCGTTCTTCTCCTTAAAAGTAAAAGGACGAACCTTAATTTTAGTTCCGTTTAAAAGTTCGATCTCCTGAAAACCAAATTCAGTTACCCTAGCTTTATCTTCCATTTTATATACTCCTCTACATTGTTAACTTGTTAATTAAGTTCACAAGTTTTTCCCTGGTTTCCAATTTACGCCTCTACATGTGCGACTAACTTAGGTCGCGTATGACTTACGTAATTCCAGTCTGTAAGTTATAAAGCCATCCTGAGTTGATGTGATCTCATAGTTGGTAGCTTTACAACGATTCAAAGTCAAGCCGGAAATACCACGGGCCACATCAAAATCAGAAGCCTGCAGCTCAATGTCAACATAGCCATTAGAAAGAATATCCTCGATATCCTCTACTGACCACTCAACATAATCCACGGAAATCGTGGTGGCTCTATTTCCTAACTCAACCTCTAACGGATCCGGAAACCCACCAGCATACATGTCCACAGGGCCACCATCGAAACGTACAGAAATACCGGTACATTTTCCGATGACTTCGGAACCAATGCTGATCTTACCAACGCTAAACTTCATAGTTTCCTCCTCTTATGCTATGATTGTATTCCCTCACATATTGAAAACGCCTAGAAAGGACAAATCTAATGATTTTTATTGAATATAAGTATTTACCCGAAAATGGGTTAAGTGGTCCGGCAGGCGTAAAACTCAAAGTCAATAAGGCCTACGTGGCATTGTGCAGAATCGTCAAAATCCATAGTAAAACTAGTTTTCCTAAGTCTATATACTACAGAGGTTAAGGTGTCATTTAGCTGGGATCCCTTTAAATCTAGTAAATTTATAATCCTTTTAGCTATATCTGTTGCTTTTTTTACCGGTGAGTCTATTCCAGCCTTCACATAAATCTCAATAGTTATAATGCCATTTTCATAGCCAGTTTCATCCGTTGCTCCCATAACTGTACCAACTGCAACAAGATACGATTCTACATCTCCACGAGTAAATCCTGCCTGAATAGGGGCACTATTAGCAGAAGAGGCGCCTAACAATGTGCGTAAAGTACTATCATTCTTTAACTCATCAATTATTGTCTCGGTTATCATCTTTTCCTCTCCTTAGGCCCCAAATGAAAAATTAGGGGGATTTTCTCTTTTTTTTGTAGTCTGTACGTTTGTATCTCGGGCATCTCTATCTGTTAAATTAAGATTACCTAATCCTAACTCTATTATAGTAGGTAAGTTACGTAAAATATACTGTGCGCCAAATTTCATATAGTGCACTGGCTTTATTCCCTTAACCCTTACTACTCCTCCCTTACCCCCGCGCCCTGCAATAAACACTTCTTTAAGCGTCTTTGTGCTATATTTTCTTCTTCCTCTAGCATATTTAGGAGGAGACTGTAGCTTTCTATATCCTACAAAATGAATAGTTTTGCCTGCTTTAATTGTATGCTCTTTGGTTCCAGATTCAATATAGGGAGCATAAGGCACAGTATTTGCGGCCGGATAACCGGCATACATTCTAATTATAATATTTTTTGGAGTACTATGTACATGCACTATCTTAATTGAATTACGTAGCTTACCGCTCTTTTGTGGAACCTTTGGTTTAACTACGGTCTCTTGTACATTTAGTACAAATCTATCAACAATTTCTTCTATTCGTTTATCAATTTTTCCAATTATATTAGACCCAACATATTTAGAAACTCTACCTGAAATATGTTTATCTAATTGTGAATAAATAGCGGACGAGTCGATCTTTATTCTTCCAGCCATTATTGCCTCACAATATAGAGCTTTATATGGTGGCCTTGCCCACCTTCATCTTCTACTCCAACTACTAAATAATAAATTGAGTCAATTAAAATTCTATCATTGGCCTGAACATCTACTGGATTTAAATAAAGTACATTTTCAACCCAATAAGAAATTCCACCAACTGAAATTTCATACTTCTCATCATTTGGCTGCATACATACTGGAACTGTTGCGATAGTTATAGAGTGCACAGTATCCTCTTTTTCACCAAATGTATTTGGAGTGGTTGATTGAGCTGGCCGTAAAATAATTGCTGTTTTATTAAGTAAAGAATCAAATATTGAATCTGCCATATTTACTCCTAAGAGGTTGATCCGGGCTCAAATGTTCCCTGCTTAATTAATACTACTAATTGATCAATGGATTGGCTAAAAGACATTTCTCCGCCCGACGCTGAAGAGTCAACGTGGTATTTAACCATAAAATCCCCAATCTTTTTAGTATCAATCACGCTGGTGTCTATTGTCCCCGGTTTAAATTTATTTAAAGTATCTATAGCTAGTAATGCTATAAAAAATTTTACTAAAGCTGGAAGAGTACTAGAGGTCCAACCTATGGTGTAGGATACTTTTACTTCAGTATCTTCTGCAATAGGTGCAGTTAATACTATAAGCTTACGGTCGGCCAAAAATTTATATTCTCCAGTAACTACTTCTGTATATTCTCCAGCGTCATAGCGCTGTTCTATTTTAGAAATTACAGCAAGTGGTTCATCTAATTCTAATAATTTAGCCTGGGACCACATGTAATAGGTCCTTATTTTATTCTCTAACTTTAGAAACCCTAAAAGCTCATGGGCTCTGGCCTCAGCTATTTCCATAATAGAGTTTGGAAATAATTCAGCATCCAGTCCAGTTAACTCCTCCATGTAAGATGCTTGCACTAATGACATAATTACCTCCTAATTTTCTTTTTTTCAGTATTACTAAACAACCAGAAGTCCACAAATAATGGCTTTAGGTTTTTAGTTGTAATTAAATGCCTAATAAAGGCGTTAAAATTTACATGGTTTGATTTAAGCAAGTCCTGCTTAGAAATTACAAAAATTCCACAGTCCGCTATACGTTCATTATCAAAAATAAGATCCCCATTAGGCTCTACCCTCCAAGTTTTAGAGCCGCGTAACCTTTTAAGAAATACTGCATTTCCCGGTTGTTTACTTGCCAATGCCTCTATCTCCTTAATATTCCCAGGTAAAACTCTACATCCAAAAGACACTATAATCTGCTGTTCCTCAATGTGGTTACAGATTTCCCTCAATTTATCCATGGTCTTCTCTATGGTGCAGACAGGATATTGAGATTCCATTCTAGTAAATACAAAATATTTTCTATCTAGTAATGATAGCAATGCTTTACCAAGAAAATCTACTTCTTGGTCCTGAGTATTAACAAAAACTATGACTACGGACATTTGGTCCTCCTATTATTGAAAACTAACTTTGCTTCCCTTTCTTAAATTATCTCCGGCCCACAAAGGTTGTAAGTTTGTATAATGAAAACATTTACGTTGTTCTGCTGGTTTGCTCAAATCAAAAGAAGCACAGGGCCTTATATGGTCTACATGCCACTTCCCATAATTCCTCCAGGACATGCCTGGTTTAAATTTAGATATAAGATGTTGTTTAAGTTGCTCTATGGAACAACCTAATAATTCTATAGTAGGGGCATCTTTTAAGGACATAGCTATATAGTTACTTACTCTTCTTCTTAAATTTTTAGTTAATTTAAAATTAATATCTGTTTTATACTTAATTCGTTGATATGCCACTGCCTTTGCATTTATTCTGTCTTTATTCTTTAAATACCACTTATGACTAAAATTTTTAAACTTGGGTAATAAGTTCTTTTTATGTTTTATATACCAACTATGTTGTAATTTTTTAATTTTTAATCTATGTGTAGCTCTATAATTCCTAAGATATAAACTACGTGTTTTATCCATTTTTTTTACGTTTTATTGAAAACGCCTTGATTTCCTTAATAAGTAGATCTGGTGTAAGTACTTTGGTACATGGAGGAGGGTTCCCTTTACGTACTATTGCAGCGCATTCCTTCCATGCCGCTACATCTTTAACCATCTGTCTATCATAACAGGGCTTACATTTAAGTGGAGGATATAGGCTTCTAACTAAATTCTTGTGATGGGATACTCTAATGTCCGGATTAATGGTCGTAAACATAACTACACATGGCTTTTTAAATGCTAAGCCAATCCAGTAAATTCCCGTGTCCATTGATGCTATTTCATCACAGTTATAAACTACTGAGGCCCATTGCCTTATGTTTAATTTGCCCGTTAGGTTCTTAACATTTGGCCGCTCTAATAATTTTAATGGGGCCTGATCCATAACTATAACGTTATACCTTCCTAATCTATTTAATTTATTTAATAATTCATCCCAGTATTCTCGTGGGTAGGACCGATTTTCACTCCCATTAGACATTAAACCTAATGCTAAATTTATTTTACTTGGGTCAATATATTGCCTACCAAATTCTATTTCCTCTTCTGTTAATTGCATAACAGGAGTAAAATCTTCAATCTTTTTAACATCTACTCTAAGTAAATCACATATAGAGTCGATTCTACAATTTAAATTACGGGTAATTCTGTAATCTTCTAGATTAGTGGCTAAAGTAAAATACCATAAGTAGTCTTTTATTTTTGGTAAGGCATTTAATTTTTCATGTTGCATTGAACATAATTCATGGGACGTTGAATATATTTTATTAATATAAGGATTATTTTTAAGTAGCTCTGCTCCTGCTTTTCTAACTATATAATCTATCTTCCACCCATTTTCAGCTAGATATTTTAATGGGATTGTAGTCATTAGAATGTCCCCTAATCCGCGATCTGCGCAATAAGATACTGTATCAAATAATAAAGTTTTCTGTGCTACTTCTGTAGACTCAACATGTAAAATTGGCTGTAATTCAGATAATATAGCGTCTACATTGGCTAAGGAATCAAATACAGGATCCACCCTCTTACAATTAAAATCATTTAATTTAGTAAATTTATTTGTAATTTCTAAAGTACTTTTGCCCGAATTAAAAGCTAAACAAAATTTGTGATAGTCTAAAAAAGCTGTAGGATTAAACCAGGCCCACTCAGAAACAACATACACAATTGATGGGTGTATAAGTATATTGCTAGGAAGTTCATCACAGAAATAAACTACTCCGAAATTACGAGCTATAAGCTCTTGAATAAAAGATCTAGGAAACTTATCCCCTGCAATAATAGAACCAAAACCAAGAGCTAGTAAGGTTCCTTCTGGTTCAAATATAGTAGAAGAATTAGATGAGGCCAGTTGATTAGGTTGAATCTTGGAGGCGTAATGGATGGTATACTTCTCTGATATTAGCTTTAGCATCTTTACCCTTATACTTTAAAAAATTTATTTTTCTTTAAATTATCTTTTGCCCATAAAGGTTGTAAATTAGTATAATGGAAACACTGTTTTTGTTTATCCGGCTTACTAAGATCAAAAGAAGCACAGGGCCTAATATGATCTATGTGCCACTTACCATAATTGCTCCAGGACATACCAGGTTTGAATTGTTTCTCTAAATGCTGTTTAAGTTGTGAAATAGTACATCCTATTAAATTTAAAGTTACTGTAGTTTTAACGTTTCTTTTTAGTGCCCACCATATTCTACTTGATAAATAATGACGTAATTTAAAATTTAAATCTCGTTCCCTTCTTAATTTACGTTTTAGATTTATTTCTTTTTTATGTATTTTATAATAAAATTTATCGGTTTTCTTGATTTGTTCCTGGTGGGTATTACGATATAACTTGTGGTGGGATTTAATTTTCTCTTTGTTTACCTGATAATATACGGCATGCTCGAGTTTATGTTTTTGTTTATGTAATGTATTATATTGTTTATTATAGCTTGTTCTATTAAACATCCCAACCTCTACATTAAAATTAGGGCCGGAAAGACTTGTTAGCCCAACCGGCCCTAAGTTACTTTCTTCTAATTCTCACACATTTTACAGGGTAACTAAAGTTTAGCTACCAGATTTTTTGATCAGCGTGAGGCCAACGGCCTTATCGCTAGCGTTCTGAAGTGACCATACGAAGTCAATAACTTCAGCCATGATCAACAGGGTGGAGAACTGCTCTTCGATCAATTTCCGACGGAAGATTATGCTCCCTCTCTGTCCCAGCATAGCACCATCAACGCGAGCCAAGATGGCAACTTCGCCAGAGTTCTTAGCTTCAAGAACGGAAGATTCCACAATCTTTACACCATGAATCAGGGGTAAAGAACCGCTGCGAGTAACACCTTTTTCAGCCACATTGTACGTTCCAACCTGGGCGATCTTGTCAGATCTGCGCAGTTTGTTAGCAAATGTGTTTGATGCAAAAAGAACCAACATGCCTCTATCCTGTCCGTAAACGCCCTGGCCCTTGATGGCGTCAGAGATTTTGTCTACGAGATCATCAGAATCGCCGTAAGTTACGGGAGTCTGGGCACATTTTCCGGAATCGTTGGCGATGGTGTAGATGCCATCAAACATATCAACGTAGGATCCGGTTCCAGCTTCAACACCGATCATCATGGCTCTCTCTTCGGCTCTTGCGAGGGTCAGAGTAAGGGATCTGCGAATGTAATTCGCGAGATCAACACCAGCGGTATCGAGGTCAGAGTCTAACAACTTGGTGAACGCGACTAACAACTGAGGTTCAAGAACGACTGATTTGGTCGCAAAACCAGTTTCACTGTTTCCGGTACGAATATCAACGCCGTAGGCAACTTTATACGCATTCACATCATCACCAAACAGAATGCGAGGAACGCTCAATGAGCGACCAGCAACATTCAGGGTCTGGCAATAAGAACGCATAATATTAGCCTCTACCAACTCTTCGATGATCTTGCTGGATACTTCCTTAGGCAGAAAATCATTAGCCGCAGAAACATTATCCGGAATAGCACCGAGGTCTGCACCTTTTAAAATATTGAATTCCATTTGTATCCTCCTGTTTTTGGTTTTATTATTTTCCCTGCAAAACTTTCAAAAAGCCCTGCTCGGGTGTTACTACTTCTTTAACTTCTTTCACCGGCACCACAGCATCTTTATTGACTAAGGGGGTGCTTTTCGAGGGATCAACAACTACCTCTTTTACCTTAGCCTGCAAGGCGCCTAGATCCTTCGTTATCTGATTCAGTTGTTCCGTGATAGGAGCTTGATTCGCCTTTTCGATCTTCAAACCGTCTACTTCGGCAGTGAGGGATTTAATCATAGCCTCTTTCTCTTCCAACTGTTTCTGATAATCGGCTCTAATAGCCTTTAATTCTTCTTCTGTATAAGTTCTAACTGCTACTACCTGTTCAGTTTCGGTAACTTTCAGCGCGTCATTTATTAAGGTTTCTTTGGTAGATTCTACCTTAGATTCCTGGGTAATGACAGCTTTGCCTTCTGTGACTTCCCTTGTGGTAACTATTTCAGCAGTCTCTTTGACTGTTTCAACTACCACATTGGCAGGCGCTGGATCAGCAGGAGCTTCCTGCTTCACGACAGGTTCAACCGCAGGGTCAATTTTTACTTCCTCGGCCTTGACTTCTTCAGATTTAACTTCTTCAACTACTGGGGCAGTAACTATTTCTTCCACCTTTACTTCTTCTACTGCAGTCTTTTCCACAACTACCTCCTCTGCTATAAGTTCTTTAGTTTCAGTAACTTCTACATCTTTTTTAGTAGTCACTGGTTTGGGTAATTTATCATCCTTTACTTCATCTGGAATTGCGCCTAAATTCTCAATCTGCTTTTCTTTAAATGTATCCTCTTGTCCAACAACATCTTGCAATGCTTTAGTTAAAGACTTATGTGCAAACTCAGCCCTACAATTGGCAGGCAATCCTACCACAGACACTTCAAAAAGTTCCATCGAAGAGATCACATTTACGGGAGTTGCGGGCTTGGTCTTTAAATAGGGGAACCGGTGAATCGCCTCTGTAGGAGAAACCCTTTCCCCAGCGGTAAGCCTGCCCCCAATAGAGAACTTGCTAATTATTCCTTCTTCAATCTTTTTACGTAACTCCTCTTCCCACTGAGAGATATAGATTTTAACCCATAGTCCCTGATTATCTACTTTAGCATCATCTAAGCGGCCGATTGCGCGGTTATAATCATGATTAAAGAAGACAGTATTTCCAAATTCTAATAGGCCAATAGCTGCCTCTTTGAGGGCATCAAGGACTATAATATCACCCTGGCGATCTAAGTCTTTAGTCGCCGCATATCCCTCGATGTAAAACCCCTTGCCTTCATGGCCGGATTTTACGATATCTAAACTAAAATAAAAATCGTTTTTTAAAAGTGTCATAGTTTGTTCCCTCTCTACTAATTGAAAACACCTCAAATCATGAAAGTTACAACTTTTTATTCTAATTCTTTAGTTTAATGCACTTCTAGCAGCCTGTCTTGCGGTGATTTCAGTCAGCTCATCAGAAGAAAATAAAGTCTGTTCTGGGTTATCAGTAACCCACTGCTGAAGTAATTTTTCAAGTAATTTTAATAATTTATAATCTGTAGCTCCTAATAGTTGATAATTTGAATCACATACATGTTCCGGATCATCACTATTAAATGTTTTACCACATTTAGTACATATGCCTTTATCTGCCATGATCACTCCTTATAGTTTCTTTTTCAATATCCATAACTCAACGTGAGTACCCGCTCCAAAGCCACCAGTTACTGAGGATCTTATGGGAATGATAGTTATATTGTCACTAGCATTATTCCAACTATGCCCACATAAACTAACTCCGGTAACTGTAGTGGTACCTATTCCAGCACAGCTTTCAACTAATGCTACCCTAATATTCCCACTTTTTACATACATTAAACATTTAGAATACCCAAGTTGTCCAGAATTTGTAAAAGCAGAGTCCCCTAAATATATTTTGTCTTCTATTGTAGAGCGATTAGCGGATGCTGTTGTATTAATTCCATATAGTGATTGCCTTCCATAATTGGCTCCTATATCAGTATTAAAAATAAAATAATCTTGCATAGAGGCTTGTGCAGATACAGTCCTTACAATTAATTCATAAAGCGTATCTATATTTCCATTAAGATCGGTTAACACTATCTGTGTTCTTGCTCCCCCATAATCAGAAAATATTGGAGGGGTAAAATTTGAGGTCCATTTAGCTAGGCCCTTGGATATTCGATATTCATTAATATATCCCGTAATACCAGTTCCATTAGAGGCCACATATAGCGCCGCACCAATGTCTCCAAAAGTATTTGAACTTATTACCGTAGTAACAGTAACGTCCGTTAATTCGATCCCATTTAAATATGCTTTTAATGAAGTGCCATTCCTAACTATTGCTATATGGTGCCAAGTATTAGTCGTTATTCCCGTATTATTCCAAGTATAGTCAGCCCTGGCAGTACTTGAATCTACCGCATAAAATCTTAATTCCCCATTTAAATTAAACCAACTACAAATACGATTATTAGAATCGGCGTATTGATAATAAAAATATGAACCGTTCTGCAGGGAAGTAAACCTAATCCAAGTATCTATGGTAAAATCCCCGCTTCCAAAATTCCAATCTGCAGAATCTGAAAGAGAAAGATATTGTCCACTCCCAGAAAAAGATATGGCACTTCCACACTCAGGAAATTTATATTGTGTAGTAGATAATGTAGTTCCTGAATTTGTAATTGTCTTTCCAGTAGCATCTGCAATAGCATCCCCATGTATCATTAACTTAGTGTATGCATCAAGTGTTGGAATGTCTATTTCTTTTGTTAATTGCATAATTCCTGCATTAATATTAGTTTTAATATTTAATTTTCCAGTCTTTACTCCTACAGTAGCAGCTTCTCCGGAGAGAGTACGTTTAAAAAGTAGTAAATGAGTACCTACTCCAATTGCTCCTGGTTGACTAGTAGCTAAAACTAAAGAGGTAATATTATCTACTACGTTATTCCAACTACGACCAATAAGAACCACTCCAGTTACTGTAGTAGTAGATATATCATATGCAAATTTTTCAATTGATGTTCTAACTAGTCCAGATTTTGCTTGTAATATAATATCTGACATACTTATTCTATTTAATGCTGCTGCTCCACCACCTAAATAAAATTCAGCCGCAGTAGACCTTACTGCTGCTGCAGCCGTGCTTATTCCAGATATATTTTGTCCCCCATAATTAGCAGCGGTAGAGTCGTTATTTGGGCGTAAATAACAACCACATGCTCCATCATATTTATTAACTAATCTACTTACTAATCTATACTCTTCGTCCACATCTCCGTTAAGTCCAGAGAATGTATAGGAATTTGTTATATAGGCCTCAGTAGGCGGAGTAAAGTTTGAGGTCCACCTTGCTATTCCTTTACTTACTCTAAATTCATCAATCCAACCATTAAAATAAGACTCCCAATAACCAAAACGTCCAATTTGAAATAATTGAGCAAAGTTATCTAATGTACAACTATATGAACCTGCGTCTAAAGTTAATGCTTTACTAACCCCGTCTATAAACATATACCATGTATTTCCACTTCTTACTAAAGCAATATGATACCAAGTATTAACTACAGGAGTAAATGAACAATGGCATGTAATCCTAAAGGTTCCAAGATTATTAGCCATAAATATTAATGTATGTGAGGAATTATCATATCTTAGTCCATTGTAATAATTAGTACCAAAATCCGCCTGGGACCAAATAGTTTCGATTCCTGCCAAAGATGCAAACCTAATCCAACAATCTGTTGTAAAACTACCAGAACCGAAATCCCATGAAGCACTATCAGGTAAAGTTACGTAGTCCGAATCCCCATCTAATAATAATGATGCACTTCCAAATTTCTTTTGGGCAGTATCTAATTGAGCAGTACCATTAAAAGTAAATGCTCCGGCTATATGGTCTGTATAAGCAGTAGCACCATCTGCTCCATCAAAGTGGGAGCATGTTTTATCATAGGAATCCACTGCATATTCAACTAATTTTTCTTCTACTAGTTGCCACCCATCAAAGTGTAAATTTCCTAAAGAGGATTGGTTTAATTTTCCAATATCCATTATGTTATCCTCCGGTATAAATCTATCTGTGAACCAATTCCAATACCATTTGTTTGATCAGCTAAAATTACTAAAGAAGTAATATTATCGGCAGTATTATTCCAAGCTTGCCCCTCTATTTTAAGCACAGAAACAGTAGTTCCGGATGTTCTATATTGCGCCTTTTGTATAACTGTACGAATATATCCAGCTTTAGCATATAAATTTAATTCTGAAAAAGATATATCCCCTAATGCTGCAGCTGCCGTTATAACAATACAATTATTTCCAGTTGTAGATCTACCTGCTCCAATAGTAGTATTGGCCCCATATAAAATCTGTTGCCCATATGTATCTGTAGAAATATTATTTATTAATAATTTATAATTTGGGCCTCCATTATATCCATTAACTATTTTAACTCTAAGCATATATTCAACATCAGTGTCCCCGTTTAAACAATAATTAAAAATATTCTCTGAAGTGGTTTGCGGAATAGTTGTACCTTCAATGCAGATTGCTCCGTCAATATAACCAGAAGTATCACCACTTATTACGCCAAGAAAACAATACACTTGTGTAGCAGAACTGTCAACCGTGCGTGTAACTGTAATCCATTCCCAGGTGGACCCACCTGTATGCCAAGTGGATTCCGAAGTACCTACTCCATCTTCAATATATAATCTTACTCTCGTTGCTACTGTTGCATAAACCCAAGCGCCGAAAGTCACTGTTCTGCCCCTCCAATAGCTTATTCCCTTCTCCGCGTGAAATATATTATTTAGTTGTACGTTTGTTCCTGATCTTGTAAGTTTAGCAGAATAAGTGCCTATATTAACTATGGTGCTTTCTTTTGCAATAATTGCACCAGCACCAGAAGTCGTCCAACCATCGGGGTCCGAAGAAGCGCCAGCTGACCAAGTCTCAAAATCAGAATTAGCTAAAAGATTACCATTAAGTCCTGAAATTATGATTGATGTGGCTGGAAGTGGAGTTATTGCAAACTGAACATTTTGAATAAAGCCATATATGGGATAAGTTCCTGCTTGATGACAATGATTAATTCCATAAAAATATCTATATTTTGTGGTGCTTAATCCAGATAAAGTTAATGTTGTTGCTACTTTATTTGTACGTTCTACATTAGTATAAAAATTACATATAGCCGTGTCTGCACCGGCTGCACGTATTACTCTTGCATAATAAGTTGTATCTGCAGAAAAAGCATAAGCCGTAGCATCATAGGTAGCAAAATTTCCTCTTAATGCAACTGCTCTAATTCCTCCAGCTTCTTTATTAAGTCCAAATTGAATAGCTACTGAACTACCAGATACATCATCTATAATATTGCTAAAGGCAATTCCAGAAAATCCTGCAGTAGAACAAGCAGTATCTATGCGCATTTCAAAATCTACATATATTCTATCAAAATAATCCGTGCCAAAATCTTTATATACGTAATCGTCTACGTTAGAAACATATCCAGACAAAGTAATTTTATTAGTCTCTACTGTTAATTTATTTTGAGTATTGACTACAGTATATTCAGAAAAATTTTCTATTGGATTTAAGGTAAAGGGAATTGAATAGATTTTCTGCCAGACATTATTTAAAGAGCCTAAAGCTCTAAGGTTTCCTATTTTCATAGTTTACACCTGATAAATATAGCCCCAGGTTCCAGTTAAAGTACCATAAGAGGTAAGGTCTATTTCCACTGAATTAGTTGCTCCAGTTACTTCATCCGGAATGATCTGCTTATTATCATTATTAAAAATTGCAATAATAATGCAATATGGAGCGGAAAGACCTTTACTGTGGGTAATAGTAAGTTTACCTGCACTTAAAGATGCATTGGTGAAGGTTCCTCTAGTGGCTGCTGCTCCTACCTGCTCTTCAGTTCCGGAACTATCTAATTTATAAAGTTTACTATCAGATTTAAAATAAAGTTTATTAGTTCCCGAAGATGGATTGGCTGGTGTTGAAATTTGGGTGCAGATCATTGCACCTAATACATTAATAGTTTTAAAGAATGCAGAAAGCCAGTTCTTTGCACTGGTTCCTATATTTCCTTCACCATCTGCGCGAGGTACAATATTTCTAGTGGCCATCTTTACGCTCCTTGAATTGCATGCATAACAGAGCTAGTTATGCTTTTGGTTGAATATCATCATTACCATCTAACTCATATACATCATCTATAATTCCATCAGTCTGTGGCTCAATATCCCCATTTATATCAATCTCAAACAATCCAGACTGCCCTAAATCTGTCCAGGTCTCACTATCCCCACCATTACTAATTTTCCATTTTAATTCATTTGCATCATACTTAATTGTTGGACAATAAGTCTGATTAGTTCTAGCTATAAAAGACTTATCATTTAATAAACTATCCCCTAAATAAAAATTATTATCCGATGATTTTGAAATCTCGGTCCATACAGCGCCAGTATAAATGTAAAGTTTATCTGTGTCCTCAACCCAACAAATTAGTCCCTCTACTCTGGCCTTATATTCCCAGGTACTGTCGGTATATGTTGCTATATCTAATTTATGAGACTCCCAAACTCCAGTAGCATTACTAGGAATTAGGTACCTGTCTCCCTTATTAGGGCTAGTAGGTACGTCAGTAGACGCACTTTTAACAGGCTGTTGCCAGGAGAACTGTTCTAGAGTTGGGACTTTATATCCTGCCATTTTATTCTATTCAATTAGTCAAAGTTATTTCCATGCCTCAGGAATAGAAGCAGCATTACTAAATCTTGCCGCAACTTGCCATCCAGAGAAGCAGTCCGTTTTTATAGGAGTTGCTGTTCCAAAATCATAATTCCATAGATCTGGGGCTTCTCCTTGTATTCCGGTCCAATCAGCATTATCATGGAAACAATTTGTAAAAATAACTTCTTGGTTTAAAAATCTTGTATCCTCATCTCCCTCATCACAAAAAATACGAGCATTAACTTGTAATTTCTTACCATATGAAAGGGCCTGTTCAAAATTAGTAGCAAGCGTATTATATTTAAATAATCCCTCAGGTAGTGTAGCTAAATCATAACATTGTATAAACGCATATCCAAAACTTAAAGCTTTAGTATTATATCTAAATAAATCAGTAGGCAGAGAGGTAATCCCTGAATTACCAAAAGCACTATCAAAATACTCTACTTCTGTATTATATTTAAAAATATCCGCAGGAATAGTGGTTAAGTCTGGACAAACACAGAATACTCCCCAAAAATCATTTACAATAATATTATATTTAAATAAATTAGCAGGAATAGAGGTTATTTTAGTACAACTAAAAGAACCACCAAAAGTAGTAACTTTTGTATTGTATTTAAAAATATTCTCGTTTATTGATACTATCCCTGTATTATAAAATACATTACTTAAATCCCACACTTCTGTATTATACTTAAACAATTCCTCAGGAATTGATGTTATATTTTCACAATTAAAAAATAAACCAGCAAAATCTTCTGCTAAAACTAACGTATCCAATAGGTGTTCTGGTATTTCTGTTAATCCAGTACAATCAGAAAATGCATTATAAAATATTCTTGCATTTATATTATACTTAAATATATTTACTGGAATTGAAGTTAAAGATGTGCATTCAGAAAATATAGTATTAAAATCTTCAGCTAATGTATTATATTTAAAAAGGTCTTCAGGTATTGATGTTAATCCAGTACATCCACTAAATACTCCAACAAAATTTATTGCATCTATATTATACTTAAAAAGATCCTCAGGTATTGATTTTAATCTACTACATCTACTAAATGTTTCTGTAAAATCAGCTCCCGTATAATATTTAAAAAGTCGCTTAGGTATATACTCTAAAGATTTACAATTATAAAACATTTTAGTATAATTTGTTAAAGCAGAAAGATTGGCCATAGTGCTATCTAAAGTAATAAGATTAGTACAATCTCCAAAATTCAATTTAGTTAAGCCTACAGTACCTACCACATCCCCAACTCTTGTAATCATCTTTTTAGAAAGATCATGTCCTACATAAACGAAATAGGTTTCCCAGTTAGCTCCTGTAGTGGGTTCATTTTCAGGTCTATGTTCCTCTTCCAAAATACATTCGTAAATATCTCCGTTGTCCAGAGTTATCCTATCTCCAACTAAATAATTTGAACTAAACCCAACTGGAGAATCCCAATGTATTAAATCTGGAGCTTGGTTGAAGTCTAATATTGTACATTGCCCAATAATAACTATAATTTTAGGTGTTGCATTTAAATAAGTATGGCTTATATCTTCATCATCATAAGAAGTAATTGTTGCTATGGCTGATCCGTCCCCCCAATTTACAGTAAAATCATAAGTACCATCTTCATGTAATGGGAGAGTAAATTTATAATCATCTACTGGAGTAATATATAATTTTATTCTATTTGTACTTGGGTCTATTTTAGTTGGTAATGGACTAGACATACTACTCCTTATTTAATAGGGAGGATCCCAAAAAATGGGATCCTCCCCGATTATTTCTTTAAATTATCCGTCTATAAGCAAGCACTTATAATCGGCATCATACACTGCACCGGGACCGGTCTCACCTTGAAAACCCTGGTTACCCTGGTCGCCCTGGTCTCCCTTTACTCCTTGGAAGCCTTGAGTTCCCTGGTCTCCTTGGTCACCTTGTGCTCCAGTGTCGCCCTGAGGCCCTTGAGCTCCAGTTGCACCTTGTGCGCCTTGATCTCCCTGAGGACCAACATCTCCAACGTCTCCTGTTCTTGCAAAAGTAATTAAAATATCAGCAAGATTTGAAAAGGCAGTTAAAGATCCAGAAACATATGCACATGCAACAGTATCATACCCAGACTTATCAGTAATTCCTCCAATAGTAAAGAGTGCAAACTGAGAAGCATCAGTTTTAAGGGAGATCTTAAAATGTCCCTTAATTGTGCTGGTGGATCCTGCTATTGTGTGCAAGAATGTTTCTATATTGGTGCTATTATCATCAACATCATCAATATGCATTGACGTTGCCAATGATAAGTCATCATTATCAAACTTTAATTTTCCGGCTCCAGGATCAGTGTCATCATTATCCGTACTAAAGGTATAATCAAAAGTTTCTCCTCCAAAAGATCCTTGAGCGCCTTGCGCACCTTGATCTCCTTGGTCACCTTTGGCTCCCTGAAATCCTTGGGTGCCCTGATTTCCTTGAAAACCTTGGTTTCCCTGATCCCCTTGGTCACCTTGATCACCTTTGGCTCCTTCATCCCCTTGGTCGCCTTGAGGCCCTTGGGCTCCTGTTTCTCCCTGGTCGCCTTGATTACCTTGATTTCCCTTTTCCACAAATAGTTCCCAAAATAAGGGATCAACTGTAGGTTCCTCGTCAGTTGTGGCTTGAATACAAACGTATCCACTGCCATTATATTCAACACAATCATTAATACTATATACTCCCGAAACCCATGTGCCTTTCCATACAAATCCTTCAGCATCTGCTCCTGTGGCGCCTGTTACTCCTTGAAATCCTTGAGGACCCTGAGCTCCGGTTTCACCTTGGTCTCCCTGGAAACCTTGGTCACCCTGTGCACCCGCGTCACCTTGAAAGCCTTGATTGCCCTGGTCACCCTGGTAACCCATTTCACCCTGGGGCCCATCATTTCCTTGAAATCCCTGATCTCCAGTTTCACCATCAGCTCCCTTAACAGCCATTACTTCCCAATAAGCTGTATCAACCGTGGGTTCTTCATCTGTAGTAGCTTGAATACAAATAAAACTACTACTAAAATACTCTACAACATCATTAACAGCGTAAACTCCTGCAACCCAAGGACCTTTCCAGGTAAATCCAAGTCCCTGATATCCCTGGTCTCCTTGGAAGCCTTTAGCTCCCTGGACTCCCTGATTACCTTGATCTCCTTGGGGTCCTTGATCTCCTTGAAAACCTTGATCCCCCTGGTCCCCTTGAGTTCCTTGAGGTCCATCTTCACCTTGAGGGCCTTGGTCACCTTGTGGCCCTACTACGTCTCTAGCTTCCCAAACACCCCCTATAACATACAAAAATTCTTGAGTTGCCATATTCCATACTTGCCATCCATCTTCTGGAATATCATAGGTCCATGTTACAGGGCCAACTCCTGTACAAGTTGCAATCCAATTATCCTTATCTGCCCATATTCCCGTCGCTCCAACACCAATTATATGACGATCTCCCTTATCGGGGGTGGAGTCAGGAGTTACAAGTACATCAAGGACTGGAGGTTGCCATGAAAATGTCTCTAAAACTGGTATTCTATACTGTGCCATTTTGTTTCTCCTTTATTATATTACTTCTAAAACAAAGCTCAGAACCCTCTGAGTAATCTACACATATACTTATGGTTCAGTTACAACATATGCTTTAAACGGGGCTACATACTCCATAACCCTCGGAATTGCTAGTGGATCAGCATGCACATGGCTATTTGGATCTACTGGGCCCGCTGCTCCTTGCGGACCTTGTGGTCCAGTTGCCCCAGATGTAGTTATTCCTACCCTAATAATTTCAACCTCATTCATTGTAATATGAATAGGTTGGGCTTCTGTTATTGTTACAAATATTTGATCAGTACTATCTGGCATATAATTAAGAAGTACGTTTTGTAGCGTCTGCGTTAAAAGTAATTACTCCTGCAACTATGGTCTCTACTACTGTCCCATGTTTAATCTGGATATCATAATAATAATCACCCAGTAAATTAGTATCTGCTGGAAGTAAATTTATGGTTGTCTTTCCATGGGTAGGATCTGTGTGCACAGTAATGGTTTTTACTATTTGAGCATGTGTATCGTCGGCAGCCTCTAAGTTATCTGTAACTGTGAAGAATACAGTCCATCCAGTTATATCTTTAGCCACTCCAGAGCCATCTGTAAACTCTAATAAATAAGACTTACTATCTCCCCTGGTAATTTCTAAATTTTCACTTTGAACAGACATAACTCCACCTCTATGTTTAAAATTTTAGCTCGCTACCTATCTTACTTATTTCAGCCCTAACTAGGGTCAATGAAAAGGATCAAGTCCCGTTGCAGAAGGCCCTGTCATGAACAGGATTTTCGGCAGCAAGCTGAATCTAATAATTCTCTTTTTCCTCTATAATTGAAAACTACTCTATATATAATAATTGGGTAATAAAACCTCTTTATTTTAAAGGGGTTGCGCCTAACTTTATTATCTGTAAAAACAGGCCCCCTCCGGGGTCCCCTCATTAAGCAATCTTAAGCCCCCTTTCTACAACCGGGTTGCTTAATTTGCTTATTAGGGACTCTTTATTCAAGGCATATACCCCCTTTCAAGCTTAGATACTATAACCACCTATATTAATTGCGCTCAAATACTATTCATGTCTAACATTTAAGCACAAACTAATTCTACAAATAGATAAAATTATCTATATACAGAATCCTACTTACGGGAGGGTACCCTTAAATAAGTCCCTAAGGGATCCTAAAATAGGCCCAGTTAAGGCTAGGGAGCTTATTGCAGCCCCTAATTAGAGATACTAGTGCCAGGGTAAGGTTTGAAAATTCATTAGTAGGTAAGTTCAAGATGGATGATACTATGTAAATTTAAAATATAATTCCATTTGTAAAGATACTAACCTATTGATATATAACAACTTACAACAACAAAATATTTTACTTATTTATTTGACAAAACAATTTTTTGTGCTATACTTTCTATGTTGCCAAAACAACAAAAAAACAAAAAAACAGGCAACCAGCAAGGCTATATTATAACCCAACCCAAAGCAACAAAACAGAAAGGATATTACTATGAAAACGCTCATAGAGCAAAAATACAAGTATATATACCAAGACGATAGAGCAACCCGCAGGACACACCAGTTTGAATACTGGGAAGCCGTAGAAGAAGAGAAAATTGAGATAGAAAACTTCGTGAAGAAGTTAGATAACAATATAGAAGACAAGTGGTTACAAGACTACCTCAAGAATTACTACCAAGTGCCAGCACTTGACGGACAGACTAATGTAGACTATATGATAGCGAGATGTGAGAGATTATACACTTGGGAAGAGATGGAACACTCTTGGAAGAGCAAGAAGTAAAGCAACCAATGAGGAGGGCAGTAGTTATGAAGAAAGAGAAAGACAGACCAGCAAGCAAGTTTGAAGAAGAATACGCAAAGTTTACAGGATGTAAGAGGGAAGAACCAAGACAGCACAAGCAGTACATACATCTAAGGTATACACTCGGATGGATCACCATAAGTATATACAGATTAGGGCAGAGGTTTAGCGTAAGACTTGAGATAGCAAGAGGATGGAATAACTAAGGAGGACAAGATGAATAAGACAATGGTATGGAGATGGAAGTTAGCGACTATCGAAGCGGGAGTGGACCATCTAATAGACTGGAGGACAGAATGATTACCAAGATCATCGAGCCGAGAATGTTTGTAAGTAGCACTGGGGTAAAGAGTTTCGATATTGTCCAGCTTACCAAGTATGGCACACGCACAATATCCAGAGCAACACTTGCTTCAGGCTTAGACTTCAACCAGGCAGTAACCTATGCGGAAGGCATAGCCAAGGAAGTAAGCACATACCAAGCGATGAAAGGAGACCACAATGTATAAGTTAAGCGCAATGGGTAGACTCAATTCACATTCACGCAAGGTCCAGATCTGTTCACCTAAGATGATGGCCCTTAAGTATAAGATGACCAAGAGTGCCTGTGAAGTTCCACCTAAGTTCGACACCGACTGGATGCTCGAGTCTCTTAGGAGATTAAAGAAGAATGGTAACATACCGGAGCAATGGATGGACCAGAATAGAAAGACACCGGCTGAAGTGCAGAGATCAGCGAGAGTGCTACACTTTCACGGATCATATGCTGGAGATGGTAACAAGATCAAGGGCTGGGACAAGCTGAATGGAATGGTAGTTCCAACATAGGAGGAGAAGATGTTAGAGCTTATAGGGTTAATTATACTATTACCCTTGGCAATATGGATTGCCAATACACTACCATAAGGAGGAGCCTATGCATTGGTCCACAGGAGTAGTAATAGTATTTGTAACCTTGAAGGTATTGCTGATACTAGGGTTAGTAGCGGCACTATTCTTCTAATAAAAGGAGCCGGAGATGGCACAGGTAAAAGTGCTGGTCAATGATGGTGCGAGTAAAAGGAAAGAAGTAGAAGCAGAGCTGCTACAAACTAGAGCCACTACACTCTTGGTAAGATTGCCTGACGGAAAGGTAATCACCAGAAAAAAGAAAAGAGATCTGCCTAACTCGGAGGTGTCTAATGGCAAAGCGTAATAGAAACCACGACATCGTTGAAGAGCTTTACTTCTCACACGATAATCCGGATGCATATCGTGAGAAGATAGATCCTGAAGTAAGCTTACTCAATACCATCATCAATGATGGAGAAGAAAGCGCAAGGGAAGTATTTGGGGACGACAAGGTAGATCGTGCCCTGGTAAGAAACCATCTTGCTCGGAGTTACAATCCGAACATATAGAGGAGGCTAAGATGGAAAAGAAAATTGAGATGATAAAAGCAAGGTTGAGATTAGCAGAGGATCACCTCTTTAACTACACTTCTCATATGTCAGAGTGTGATAGAACAGAACACCACATCTTTGAGGAGGCAATTGTAGGATTAAGAAAAGAGATAGCGGTCCTTAAATGGACGCTTAAGGTCCTGGGGGGCTAAATGACTTGGAAAGAGTTTTATAAGTCTAGAGTAACAAGTGTAGAATATGAAAATTACTTTATAGATAAATATTCTATATTCTTGGATACTCTAGACTGCCAAGTAGGAAAGTCTTTTCTGGAAGTGGGATGTGGCACAGGGCTAGTTACTAAGCTAATCTATCATCCAAAAAGAACATTCACTCTTATGGATAATGATAGAGCAATGTTAGGACTAGCAAAGAATAGGTTACAGCCATTGCCCATATCTTATATCTGTAAAGATATTAGAGCTCCATTACATCAGCATTATGATGTAATATATTCTCACGGAGTGCTAGAACATTTATCTTTAACAGAATGTAAGAGGATCATACGCAATCAACTATCAGTAAGTAATACGCTAGTGCATTATGTTCCTACTGATGGCTATAACGAGCCTAGCTTTGGAGATGAAAATTTATTAGCCAAAGAGGTATGGGATGGTGCACTATACCCAACAAAGAGTATAGCCTTTAATGGGTTTAAAGACTTGCTCTTAATCTGGGAGAAAGGAAAAGATGGGACTTAAAGAGAATCAAGAGAAGCAAAAGACCAGGCACGATGTGATCTTGATATTTGGGAACAATACGGTCAATAGAGAGGGTGAAGTCTATGTGCCTGTAATTGGAGACGAAGTACAAACTCCTCTCTGTAGAGGTAAGATTATATGGAGAGAGAAAACTCCATCTGGCTGGAGAGTAGGAGTGAAATTGCCTGATAGTTTCGTTCCATCAGGAACGTTAGACTAGGAGGGAATATGAGTTATGATGAAGATCGCTATAGTGAACTTCCTCCTGAAGGTAAGGAGTTAGTGGATGCTCTTGTTGCGGATAGTCTTAAGCGCCTTATGAAACAAGCTGGTATAGAGGGCACAGAGGACGTATTCCGGAGAGTATATAAAGAACAACCTATCATTCTAAATCGCTTTCAGGAGATTTATGATAGGCTAATAGGGAGGATAAAGAAATGATCTTTACAGGAGTAAGATATATTCTATTTAACGGAGATCACAAGAATATAGTTTCAGATTCTAAATCTGATTCTATGGAACGCAATACACTCTCTGGAATAGAAAAAGTTAGAAGGTTACATATTGCTGATGATCTTTTTTATACCAAAGGTAGGATAAAAGAGGTAATCATCAAAACAACTGATGGTAAAAAATTTATAATTCCATCAGGAATATAGGAGGAAAAATGAGACACTTCATCAACTTCTTGAACTTCGTGTATCGTCACACAATCAGAAGTAGGGATTATAGAAGCATAGCAAGAGTAATAGGTTTAGGTATAGAGATCTATTACTAGAAAGGAAAGAAATGGACCTAGAAATTAAATGTTCAGCCTATAAGTGCCATTGCACTATGGGAGTGCACGATGAGACCTATTGTGCAGATTGCTACAACGAACAAGGAAATCAGCTAGAGGAGTTTAAGAAAGACAACGAGACTAAAGAGGCTGATATAGATTCACTAAAATATACAATAGAGGCTTTAGAATTAAAGATCAGCGATCTAAAGGAAGTAATAAAGAACTGCACAACTTGCTCAGCTATTCTAGTAGCTAAAAACCTATAGAGAGGAGAAAAATGCTAATCTATGTTAAATCCCCATATAAACAACATACCTTAATACTGGGGAAAATCCAGGAAATAACATATACCTTTGGTAAAGCTTATCCTTGGCGGATCAAAGTAGTTTGTCAAGAGAATAGTGGACTAGAAATTAATGTGGGGAGTATAATTACCTGCGTATCATTACGTGCCTTAAGCTTTATTAGACTAAGAAAGGAGAAAACGTGGAACGTAAGGAGTTTATAATTGAATTGCTAGCGCTACAAATGGAGGATGAGAAAATCGTTCTAGTAACAAAAGCGGGTTATCCTGAATCAACTGAGGAAGAAATCAAGAATCAACTGGCAGTAGCTAAGTCAGAAATTAGAAAGGAGGAAAAAGACCAACCAGATAAGATCATTGATCCTATTGAAAAATCTGATGTTCCTACTATACACCATATTTTGATCGGAGGGTTGAGAGAAAACAAAACCAACTCACAGCTCTTGGATGATCTGAAGAAACATCATTCAACCGTAGACGAAAAGAAATTGAAACAACGAGTCTACGAATATCGCTATCACTATAATCACGGTAAGATCAAATAATCCACCATAACATAGGAGGACCTATGATCCAACTCGACTGGAAAGTCTTTGCCTGGTTTGTCTTGGCATTGGCTATCCTAAAGGGTATCATTACGGGCTTAACCAATCTGTATACCTACATTTACAAGGGAGGATATACGCTTGGTAGAAAGCAAATGGAAAGTGAAGATACAACCCAGTTACTCAAAGCAATTCAGGATGTTAAAACCGAGATGCCGGAGTCTGAACTTGCTTTAGTATTACTCTGGAGTAAACTGGTAGGAGCAGAAACAAAGAGCACTAAAGAAAAAGAAAAGGAACCAATTGGATTTGGACCAGCAAAAAAGGAGGAAAAGAATGCGTAGTATTTCACACGATGAATTAAAGAGCGCGTTAAAGAAGTCTTACTTCAGTAGAGTAACAGCCTTTATATGGGGAGCTACTGGAATAGGAAAGTCAGAAACCGTAAGACAGGCTTGCCGGGAATTAGCTAAGGACCTCAAGCTTCAATATGCTGAGGGCGGAGAGCCGGAAGAGGGAAAGTTCACCGTAATAGACCAGAGGTTATCCCAGATGGACCCGTCAGATCTTAGAGGTCTGCCATATGTAACTAAAGATGGTAAGACTGGATGGGCGTATCCAAGCTGGTTACCTACTAAGGGCAAGGGAATATTACTTCTAGATGAAGTCAATCTTGCGCCTCCTCTGGTTCAGTCTTCAGCATATCAGCTCGTATTAGATGGAAAGCTTGGAGATTATACTCTACCAGAAGGATGGGGAATAATCGCAGCCGGTAATAGGGCTGAGGATAAAGCCTATACCTTCGAGCTTGCCGGTCCATTATGTAATAGGTTCGTGCATATGGAACTGGCTTGTCCACCTATAGCGGACTGGACCACCTGGGCAATTGAGAACCAGGTAGATTCAAGAATAATCACCTTCTTGAATTATAAACCTCAGCATCTGTTCAAGTTCGATAGCAAATTGAAAGAGAAAGCATTTCCTACGCCTAGATCGTGGGCGAGATATTGCTCTCCTCTAATCAAGGATGTTGTCGACAATACAGAGCTCTTAATCCTGATGGGATCAGCCATAGGAGAGGGCGTTGCTACGGAATGCGTAGCCTATCTGAAACTTACCAAGCAGATTGATCTTAAGGATATCTTAGAGCATCCTGAGAAAGCTGCCGATATCAAGGGGATTGATGTAAGATATTCCCTGGTAAGTGCCTTATCAGAACTCGTCAAGAAGGACACCAAGACCACGCTACCAAAAGTATGTAAGGTTGCGGAGCACTTCGAGGCTGAGTTTGCTATCTTACTTCTGAGATTCATCAAGGTCAATGTTCCGAAATTACTTGAGTTCATTCAGAAGGATAAGAGCGTTGCGGATGTCTACAAGAAATATATGAAGTATGTAATGGTTGAATAACCTAAGGAGGTATAATGAACCAAGAAGCTAAGGATAAGATAATCAAAGCGAGGGTTGCGCTTCAGAAGACACATCCTTTCTTCTCTTATCTTGCTCTTCATCTTCAGCCTACCGAGGTAGAAGCCAAAGTGGTTCCTACCTTGGGGGTTGACAATCAAGGGAATCTTTATTATAATCCCGAGTTTGTCAATAAGATGACACAGGATGAAGTTAAGGGAGTGGTATGTCACGAGGTTATGCATATAGCCCTTGAGCATCTTAAAGGCTTAAAGGGCAAGGACGCTAAAGTTAGCAATGTTGCTCAGGATATTGTAATCAATGATATTATCCTGGAAAATCAACTTCAGCTTCCTAGGGAAGGATTACTTCCTCATAACCACGAGATAACGATCAATGGTAATATCAAGATCGTAAAGATAGACAAGAAGCCTTGGGAGCAAGTCTATCACGAATTGGAAAAGAAACTTCCTAAGGAAAAAGTATATGGCTTTGATGAGCATATGCGAGGTAATGGAGATGGTAAAGATGATCCTAAAGATGGTAAGGGTCCAGCAGAAGGTAAAGACTGGAAGCAAATCATCAATGAGGGTTATGCTTATGCCAAGCTTCAAGGTAAGGCTCCGGCTGGAATGGATAGGTATGTAGAAGAACTCAACTATCCGAAATTAAACTGGAGGCAGATGTTACAGAAGTTCATAGTAAGAGAGATTCCATATGACTTCTGCTATACTAGACCATCTAAGCGATCTCTTGCTTGTGGTGTATTTATGCCTAGCGTTACAAGAGAGAGCCTAGAGATTGGAGTGGCACTTGATACTTCAGGTTCAATGTCACCTAAGGATCTGAAAGAGTGTCTAAGTGAAACCGTAGGAATAGTCAAGGCTTATAGCAATGTGAAACTTACGGTAGTAACTTGTGATGCTGAAGTTCACACAGTAGGAGAGGTTACTTCTGAGGAAGATGTAGCCAATCTTGAGATCAAGGGTGGTGGAGGAACTGACTTCATCCCAGTCTTTAAGTGGGTAGAAGAGAATAAGCCACAGATGAGACTGCTGATATTCTTCACGGATGGGTTTGGTTCTTTCCCTAATGATGCTCCACAGGTCAAGACACTCTGGTGTATTACACAGGGTGGACTGGAGCTAGACAAAATACCCTTCGGAGAAAGGGTTAATCTAGACTTTAGAGATAAAGAAGAGGAGCAAGAATGAATAATGAATTGGGAGTATTCCTAAAGATGGGGCATTACTATCGATGGATTTACTCCCCTAATGCCGTATTCCAAGCAAAACTATGCACCTTTTGTAATGGCAAGAATGTTACAAATTATAATAAGTGCATATTTGCGGGGAAGGGTGAGATAAGAGTACTGGGGATGACTGGATGTCTTGATCAAAGCCACTCCCTAGTAGAGATCACAGAACAAGAGTATGAAGCTAGAAGGCTAGCAAAAGCCGTGGAGGAACTGTGAAAGAACATATTATGGAGAACGGAGACTTAGCAACTGTAAATAGGTGGCACTTACAATTACAAGATTGTATAGTTAAGATTGTTGACTGTACAATGCCAGCTAATATCCTAGTTAGGGTAATGGTTCCTAAAGATGATGATACCTGGTATGCTAGGTTTCCAACTTGGTATGTACACTTTGATGCTCTGGAAGTAATATCCGATCCTAGAAAAGTAGACCAACTTGAGGCAGAGATTTGCTTCAAGAACCTTTAAGGAGGAAGGATGAAACAAAATAACAAAGAACCAATGTTTGATGAGAACGAAGCCTATGTCAGAGAAAGGGATGGCAAAAGGCTTATCTTGGTAGTGCGTAAGTGTGACCAATGTCCTCCTGAAATGACCTGTGATTATTGTAGGCAGATGTTGGTAGACGCACAGACCAAAGAAAAGTTTCCGGAATGTGTCTATCGTGAGAGAAAGTTATCTCTAGATGGATATAGAACTTGTCCGGCTAGTGAAATAGGGGCTCTAATCTTGGAGAATCTATGAAATATGTTGACCAAATCTGCATAACTAGAGGAGGTAAAGGTACACTTAAGTCTGGAATACGTAGGGAAGTCTGGAAAGTATACTTAGGAGGAGAGGGGGAACATCCTTATTGTGTAACCTTTCTTGGCTGGTATTCTTCTAGGGATGGTTTTATTTCCTATACGGGTAGAATTCCATATAAAAGAGGATTTCGTTCCGCTGAGGAAATTAAGAAAAGAGTAAGGTTAGCATCTAAACAAGAAAAACTAACAATAGAATTAGCACACTACTAAGGAGGTGATTAGTTATGAGAGTAGACCAGAAAGAAATAAAGAAGTATCAAGCCTTGAATAGAAAGCTTAATACTTTCTGCTTGTTACAAAACGAGTTACAATTCAAGAATACCTATGATCCTAAGTTTAAGAATATACTTATGTGTTCAGCCTCTAAGCTGGTAGGATGTGAGGCTAAGATCAAGATCAATCCTAGGGTTGAAGGCGAATCTAGGTATAATAGTAAGGAGTATGTTCTTACACGGCAAGGAATTAAAGAGAGCTTTGGTTATAATGGTGACTTTAAGGCTAGGTTCATTCAATACTCTGGCTGGATTGCGGACTATGTCAGCGAGTATGAAGTTACAGCTGGTTTAGTCAAGCTACTCCAGAGTAAAGAGTGTCAAAGTCCAGAGGCACTTAGACTACATCTTCAAGCAAGAGAAGACATTAGTAAACTTGGTATTGAAGATGAAAACTATGCAGTTCACGTTCAGTCTAATAAGGTCTTTAGTGTATTTGGAAATATAGAAGCAGGGGAACAAGACAAAGAGGACAAGACCACTGAACTAATATTAACTACAAGTAGTGGCTGGTCTTCTAAAGCTCTTTCTCTCTGCACTCCTGGCTCAGTTAGTCTTTCCAAAAATATGTATCGTGGAAAGAGTTATGATGGAAATGTTATTCTGGGATTGTCCAGTATGGCAACTTTCATAGAGTTCCTTAGGATTTCTGAAGAGCCTACTTATACCCAGATAATGGACTTGCTTCAGGAACATATTACCAAGTGTCAGGCTCACATAAAAGCGAAGCAGGCTGCCTTAGATGTAGTTACAAATAAGTATGGGCAGTATTTGGTATTCAAAGAGTTATAAAAGAAAGGAGGACTAATGATGTTCGGATTAAATGTAACAATATTTAAATGGGAAAAATATACTCAACTACAAAAAGACGGAACTATAAAGGAGAAATTCTGGAAAGGCAACTGTTCTAACTGTAAAAAGCAAATACCTAGTGGAGTAATGATAGTAACCCAAGCCTATGGCAACCGGTTTGGTGGTGGTATCCATAAGTATTGTCCTACTTGTTCTGAGGCTGGGATAAAAGAACTTAAGGAAGCTACCAAGAACATAAAATTCCGAGCCAAGATAGGCTGGGATAACTTTTAACTAAAGGAGGCTAGTAATGAAAAGACCAGCAAAAGTAACGCTTCAAAGAGCAGTCAAGTTATTAAGGGCTACCAATGGAACAGTCTTCCGTGCCACATTCGTGAAGAGAACAGACGGCACCGTAAGAAACTTGGTAGGCAGGCTTGATGTGACCAAGGGCATCACAGGTAAGGGAATGGCGTATGACCCTTTCGATAAAGGACTTATGACAGTCTACGACTTCCAGAAGAAAGGGTTCAGGATGGTGAATCTCGAATCCTTAACAGAGATCTGTGTGAAAGGACATACCTATGCGATTAAGTAAGTATTACACTCAAGATGGGGGAAATGTGTATACAATTAGAAAAATGAAAGGACCAGGTCTTAAGAATTGGAGAGTTACTTATAAGGGTAGGTTCTTTAAAAATGGGGAAGAGTTTGATACGGGCCTTGATGGTCCACATTATGACTATTATAACTTTGCGGATATTCGAAAGCACCTATATCCCATTACTAAAAAACAACTTATGATTTTAGTATTAAAACACTACTAAGGAGGCATTATGGAACAAGACTTGATTCTAGGATTCAAAGAACTTAGACGCAAGATCTGGGAAGGAATGTCAATAACAGAACTGTACCAAGTAAAGAATAGCAGGCTGGAGATGCTTGATTCAGGTATGCATATCGATAAAAAAGATTTGGAAGAGATTAACAGGGAGTTAAGAAAGAGAGGGGAAAATGTCTGAACCATATGCTAGAACCAAGATACCAATTGAGACCTTGATGGACGAAGCTTATGCTTGGTGGGAAAGTAAACTAGACCACGAGAAACAAAATATGTATTTAGAGTTGTATATGAAAGCGAAGAATATAGGACCAGAAGAAGTTCAATACTAAGGAGGTTAAGATGGCAAAGAGTACCAAGTTCAAGAAAGGTGAGTACGCGATTCAGATCAATGCCCCTATGGATAACTGCTTGGTAAAGATTCTAGACACACCTCGAGATGGGGCCGTGTGGCATGAGCACCTAAATAGTAATAGGCCAGATACCGGGATCGTGAATGAGAAGTTCATTAGGCGAGCTACCAAGAAAGAAATTCTAATCCACGCCGTAAGAAAGGAGTATTGATGATATTTCCAAGAGAAGAAAAGTTGAAGTATGAGAAGCTTCAGCGCTTGCTGGATAATCTTAAGGAGACCTGTAAGAAGTTGGAGATAAGTACCTACTATGATGAGAAGTTTATTACCATAATCAAATGTGCATCTCAGAAGTTAGTCGGATGTACCGACGAGTTGCCCATAATGGTGGACTCTAGCAATCCTAAGGGGGTATACCAACTTAGAAGAAAGGGTCTAGTAATTCAGTTCGGATATTCAGGAGATCGTTATAAAATACCTGATTACAATTACTTATCAAAGATTATTATAGGCCCACATTCTGAGAGAGAAGATAATCGGGGATTCTTTAAGAAGTTTAGTACTGCACTACAAAGTCTCCAATCTCGGGCCCAGAATCCAGCTGGAGTTGGGATCCTCCTACAAGCGCTACAAGATATCAAGGCTACCAAGTTCTATAAAAATACTGATGGTTGGTCATCTAATACTTCAGATCTAGCAATCGAAGGCAGTAGGCCCTTGGTAGTTCCTCTAGAAATACAAGCGTCTGAAGAAATTGAAGAAGAAAGAGAACGTGACTTTTATGATGATGCATCTTTAACCTGTTCAGTATCAGCTAGTAAGGTACTAGTTAACTTAAAGTATGATGAGTTGGAGCTTAAGTTTCTGAATGCTGGTACAAAGAAAGAGGAAGGATTCATAATAAAAGAAAGGATATGTTTATCTGATTATATTCGGATCTCTGAACCGGCAACGTATGACTACATTACCAAGTTGATTCTTGATCTGACTGCTCAGGTAAACGCAAAGGTATCTAAAGAAGCTGCACATCTAGACGTGGTCCTGGAAAAGTATGGGCACTTCTTATGCTACAAAGAACTCTAGAGAGGAGGATATGTGAAAGCGAGCACGTATGAGGTAGGAGATGTAGTGGCTTTTAAAAGGGGAAAAGTAGTAAAAATATTAAGGGTTTCTAAAGTCTATCCTTGTGATGGAGAATGCGCGATAAGGGGTCAAAGGGAAGACGCCTGTAGACATTGTGATAAAAATTTCTACACAGGGATAATCCTAGCGGGGAAGGAGGGGACGCATAAAGGGAATCAAAGAAACTTAGCTGGATGTTTCACAAGTAAGCTGACGGAGGAAGAGTCGTTATACTATTCTTTTTAGTACATATATCACACTATATAAAAGAATATAAGACACAAGTACTTTATATTTATAAAGTACTTAATAAGTACTATATATTCCCCGGAGGGGCCCCTAAGATATATTATATACCAAATTTAGGGTATATGTAAGTACCAAGTAAAAATACTTGGTTCCGAGCCCATGCGGCGCGAGTAAAGGAGGTTACATAATGAGTAAAGCTGTACGTAAGAATGCTAAGTGGTACTTGGTAGATATCCCTGAGGACATGGTCCTTACGCCGGATCTACCGCGGAGACAACGGGCCTTCAGAGGCAGGCGTTGTAATAAGTGTGGAGTCCCAATCATTGCAGGTGAAGAGCACTTGGCTATGTTCTTTAAGACTGATCGCTTCTTCATGATGCGCCATAACCTATGTTGTATCTGTGGGTTAGAGCAATTAAAGGAGAATGCCATAAGGGCGCAGGCACTATATACCTATGTTACAGAACAGATCAAATCTGTAACTAAGTATATCAAAATAAAGAACTTAGAGTTAAAACGTGATGTACACAACCACATCTAGGGCCCCAAGGAGGCGCGATTCTGCAGCGGCTGAGGTAAGAGTAGGGTCCTACCAAGAACGTACACCAGGGACCCGGGATCCTGCAGGCAAAGGGCCCTTTTACAGGGAGGTGCCAAGTGAGGAAATGAGCATCAATAATATTGGAGCAATAGGAATTAAGCTTAAATACTGCATTCTAGATAAGAATTTACTTGACAAATTACAAATTATATGTTATACTTAACAAAAGGAGTTTAATATGGCAAAAGGAAGACATAAACTTTGTGGTCAGATAAGAGGTTCAAAGCTGGAATTCGTTAGTACTTTAGGAACTCACTTTGATAATAACTGTATTGAGCTTACTATTAATGATGAGCCCTACAGGCTGGACGTAGAAGAGCTTCTACCCATCCTAAAGCGCTGTACCTTCGACGCCGAGACTGCTCGGGTCCATACGTACTTAAGTAACCCAAAATTAAGGAGGTAATATGTTGGTAAGTAGAGGGAATCACAAACTTGGTACTGATACTTTGATCCTAAATATAACTAGCGCAATGGATTGCATGTCCCGGAAGCTTGGCCTTTGTAAGATAGGGACCAAGTGCTATGCCATGAAGGCCGAGCGCATGTACAAAGCAGTCCTGCCTTACAGGCGTAGACAGACCGAGTACTGGGACCAGAACCATCCGGCCACGATTGCAATGGATCTCTGGGGGGAGATTCATAAGGGTACTACCAAGTCCAGAATTAAGTACATCCGGATCTCAGAAGCAGGAGACTTCAGGAGCCAAGCAGATGTGGACAAGTTGATAAAAATAGCAGAAATACTTGGTGCTCTTGATGTTACGTTATACGGATACACGGCCCGTAGAGACCTGGCCTTTGGTAAGTGCCCGAGCAACCTGATCATGAATGGTTCGGGATTTATGATTCACAATAGCTTCACGGCCGTACCTAAAGCTAGTCTAGCCCAGCACAAGGTTACGTGCGCGGGGAACTGCCGGGGATGCAACCTTTGTAAGATCCGCGGTAAACTGGCCATCAAAGTGGGGATACATTAATGGCTACTAAAAAACGTAAAGATATGTGGGAGCCCATTAAAGGGTGGGTCATATGTAGAGGCCACTTAACTTGTAATTCCAGAGGCAGGTGTAAACATATGAAACTGCATAAATGGGTAAAGAGTGAGCCAAAGGATCCCAATGCAAAGGGTTGTTACTGTAGTCCCAATCCTAATCATGCAAACTCCTGCAACTGTGTGCCCATGACTAAGGAGCAACTGCTATTGGAGGCCTATTAATGGCTAAAATCTGTCCAAGGTATAAGTACTGTCCTAAAAAGTTTAGTGCTAGATGTGGTTGTAGTGTGGTCCATAAATGGAATTGTGAGGAAGATGAATGTGATCACTACCTCAAATTGAAGATAGTATGTCGTGAAGCTACACCAGAAGAAGTAATGTTAAGTGACTTTTAATAGGAGGAATAATGGACCTAAGGATTTGCCCTAGTGCGCTAAGAGGAACCTGTAAATCTGAGTACTGTCCCCATAAGGCCCTTCATAAAGAGGTAGAGTCCTTCACTACATGGGAGAAGTGTAATTATGAGGGGAAGATGTCCTATGGTTGTCCTGCTTGTAAATATTTAAAGGACTTACCTAAGAAAACCAGATTAAAGTTAATAGTCAAGGAGTATTAATGGAAAAACTAATCTGTCCACGCGCTGGAACTTGTTGTGATGATGCTCTCTGTAAGCATAAGCGGCCACATATACCTAATGATTATTGTAATGCTACCACCCATGTCTGTACATATAACTGCTGTGAAGCTACTCCTGAATTACTGGAGAAGATAGAAGCAGAGAAGATAGTAACTAATTTCTAAATAATTATTAAGCACTTTGAGAAAGGTGCGTTAGCAGAGAACGGAAGGAGAATTTATATGTTCACCTCAATTATTATCTTATTTGCCTTAATTACTTGGTTTTTAATCCTCTATTGCTTAATTTACTTACTATTACAATGATGTTAATTACCCGTATATTCTGTTTTATTAGTGATAATTACCTTATTCCTATGCTTTTAATCTTATTAGGGTTATGTATTCTCCTTTCTTATTTAGAGATAAATAGGGGTAAATTAGTCAAAATGGGTAATATAGTCTATGATATTGAGGGTGGATATATAGGTATGATAGATAGTTTTGTAGATATGGATGGCTTTGTTAGGCTTACAAATAATAGAGGGGCATTTTGGTATATAGATATTAGGAAGCTTAGAAGATTAACCCCTAAAGAAAGGTTTGATTATTATGTCCAATCTCTTTGAAGTAGGTATGTGGGTAAAGGATATGAGCAAGGGGCAGATAGGTAAGATAACTGATATAGGCAAAGAGCTGATTACTTTAGAAGTTACCTATCCTTATATAGTATGCCCTCTCATTCTTGGAATCACTTATTGCCAAGACAATAGGGGAATTGTTCAGTCTTGGAGAGCTTGGGTTTGGGATATTGAGCCACTTACAGAACAGGAAAAGTTGCGACTAATGGTGGAGAAACTATAATGTTAAAGAGAGGAACTTTATTATACCATAAGGTTTTAGGGAAATATGGCATTGTTTCTAAGAGATGGTCAGTAACTAATCCAGAGAAGGATGAAGATGGGTTGGGAGATATGTATATGGTAAGGCCCATTGAGAAAGAGGACAGATATTGTCCACACATTTGGAGTGAAGGACTTTGTTATGAAGTAGTGAATGAAGATGAGCAGATGGCAGTATTATTAAAGATGCTTTAAGCTTAATTGCTATTGATGGCTATAGTAATTACTCTCAAATCGCTAATAATCTAAAAGAAAAACTTGACAAACAGCAATTTATATGTTATACTTAACACAAGGAGGAAACTATGAGTGATTTAGTAAATAGTGAATCAATTAAAGCAAAAAATATCCGTAAACATATTGATGAGATAAGCTTATTGGGCGGAATACTTTATGGATATTATCGCCAATTAAAAGAAACAATTACCAGAAAAACACAGGACATTGATAGTGATAAAAGACGGCTCAGAGATATAATTATCTCAATCCGATCTGGACAAACGAGTGTTCAAAAAGAAAAAGCTGTACTTATTGAAACCAAAGATGTATTAAAAAAGTGCTATAGAATAGACGTTGATGCGCTTGAAACTGCGGAGGAGTTATAATGTCTAAGCCAGAAATACATTTAGTTGAAAATAGGACATTTGTAGGGATTATTGCTTGTTCTAAATGTGGCTATGAGTGTGTTTGGATATCAAAGAACTGGAATGAGGGGAAGTGTAAAAGGTGCGGAAGTCCAACCCGCAACCTTATTACAGCTTGTTCTTCGGGAAGTAAACGCCCCCTTGACCAAACAATCCAAAGCTATATTAGAGGACTGAGAGGCACGATATGACCACTATGATTAGCAGTAGTATAGAAAATAAAGCAAAACAATTAGATGAGTTACTTACTAAATTAGATTATAAAACTAAAGAGCCATTTATGCCTTATTCAAAAGTTGTAATTTTTGAAAATGGGCAATTTATTAGGGCTGTCTTTGTAGAATATAATGTTAAATGTAAAATGAATGGAAAAAATAAACACTTGTGTAAAGCCTGTCCTGGCAGTATGAAATTTGTAGGGATAGATAGGCCGAGAGACTTATTTTATTTATCTGGATGTAATACAGCTACTTGGGATAATGCACACCGCAGAGTATTCTTAGTGGATGATCCCATTGTGGATTTAATTAGAATTAATTTTAACTTCTAAAGGAGGCCCAAATGACACGAAAAGTATTTGAGGTAGGGGACAGGGTAGTAACAAGAGATTTAGAGGGGACTATATCGGAAGTCGTTAATTCACATAAAGTTATGGTGAATTGGATTGACTCCTTAATTATAGGAAATACTTACTTAGAAAGTAAGTTGTTAAAGTGGGATGAAGAAATGAAAGTTTGGGATGTTAAACAGGGGAGGAATTATGTATAATGTAGTCAGAGCAGAAGTTCTATCAGCGTTGTTTGTGAAAAGCTTTTTAGCAGTATGGGTAGGATTAGTTGTTATGTCTATCATTGTAATCTGTGGAATTTATATTAAGGATTATCTTGATAGAAAACAAGCAAGAGAAATAATTGTGATTGAAGAAGGAGAAACAGTTGTGCCGTGTACTGTTTGTGGTGAAGCTTGTAATAAGATAGAAGTTAAGAAGGTTAAAAGAACTAAAAAACCAGTAAGTAAAAAGAAGAATAAGGCAAAGAAAAGCAAATAACTTGGTGGATTATTTTTAGAAATATGCTATACTTTAACTGACAAAACAAAGGAGGAAGTAAATGGCAAGACGTAAAGTAAAGAAGTTGAATAAGTTTTTGGTATTTTTAAAGGAATATAGCTATCCAATAATTGTGGGTATTATATTATTGGGCTGTATTTTATTTGCTGGATCCTTGGCTCATGCCTGTACTGGCCCGAATTGCTCACCTGATAGCGCAGTCTATGATACTAATAATGGACAGGCTGGACAGATACTTGTTAATAATGGGTGTGCCGATTCTGGTAATAAAGAATTGGGAACTTGGACTAATCCTTCTGATATCCCTGGATTAAAGGGGGACAAAGGCGATAAGGGTGATAAGGGGGCAACAGGTGCGCAAGGAATACAAGGAATTAAAGGTGAGAAGGGAGATCAGGGAGAAAAAGGCAATCAGGGTTTTGTAGGAAATAATGGTAAAGATGGCACTAATGGAATTGATGGTAAGGATGGAAAAGACGGGGCTGTCGGAGCTAAAGGAGATCAGGGAGATATGGGATTACCTGGAACACCGGGAGCCGAAGGAGAAAAAGGAGATAAAGGGGAGCAGGGTATTCAAGGAATAAAGGGTGTTGATTTTGACCCGGCTACTCTTAATGAACAAAATAGTAAACTTGATAATATGAACTCCCGTATTAACAAGTTAGAAAGAACCCAGTATGTATTTCAGGGAGAGGTTAGGTTATTTGATACTCGCAAATGGACAGGAAAACCTTTTGTGCGATACAATATTCAAAGGCACAAGGTGGATACCGTGGGCTTTATACTCACCTATAAAATGGGTAAGAGCTATGAAGAACGCCAGATGGAGTTATTGAATAAGCGACTTGATCGGTTGGAAAAGGAACAACCTGCTGTAATTGAAAAGGTTTATAATGCTGATGGGACATTAAGGCAGATTTCCATTCATGAATAAACTGTGCACCAACACAGCAGGAAAGTAACAAGAAGGGCGGGGGCTACGGCCCCCGTCTCTAACCTGGAGAACAAATGATAGTTGCCAATCCTGGAAAGTTAGCCACCTTATTACAAATTATACGCATCTGCACTAAAGTAATTGGTTGGTGCTTATGGTGTTTTTTAATAGGGTGGGCTCTTGTTAATATGTTATTCTTTAAAAGAAAGAATTGGGACATCATTACAAAAGGGTTTCTTCTATTTGCCGGTAGTAAGTTCCTGACTAACGCATTAAAACCAAAGAGGAGTAAATTATGCCTACATATAAAGTAATACGAATTGAAAAAGTATCACAGAATAAAAAGGACAGAAAGATTATAACCACCGTGCTAAGACATTCAGCTCAGTTAGAAAAAGACTTGAATAAAGTAGTTTCTAAACATCGTAAGGCAGTTGAAATAAAGGTGGAGGGCTAAATGAAGATCAGCATATTCACACCAACACATAACCCAAAATATTTACAGGAGGCCTATGATTCAATTAAGAATCAGGCCTTTGATGAGTGGGTTATAGTAGCCAACAATACCAAAATACCTAACTTTAATGATTCACGTGTAAAGGTATTTGAATATAATGATGTCCATTTTGTTGGAGCATTAAAGAAAGTTGCGTGTGGATATTGCACGGGGGACATCTTGGTTGAACTAGACCACGATGATCTTCTTACGGAAGATGCCATTGAAGAGATCCGTCTAGCATTTGAAGATCCAGATGTTGGTTTCGTACATTCAAATGCGACAAATTTTAAAGATAATTTTCAACCTACTCCTATATATAGCTCGGCTTATGGCTGGAAATACCGTCCCTTTCTATATAAAGGACATAAGCTGGATGAATACATTGCGTTTCCTTCTACTCCAGCTAGTGTATCTCGTATTTGGTATTGTCCTAATCATGTTCGGGCTTGGAGAAAAGATGCATACATAAAGGCTGGTGGACACGCAGAGGATATGCGTGTATTAGATGACCAGGATTTAATTGCCAGAACATATTTAGTTACTGAATTTAAGCATATAGATAAATGCCTATATCTGTATAGAATTACAGGAGAAAATACTTGGATCAAACACAATGCTGAAATTCAGAATAACGTTTATAGAATTTATGATAAGTATATTTTTAAGATTGTAGAAAAGTGGGCGGATGAGAATAAATTTCTAAAGTTGGATTTAGGAGGAAGATTTAATTGTCCTCTTGGGTATAAAAGTGTGGATTTAAAGGGGGCAGATTATAATTTTGATCTAACCAAAGTATGGCCCATTAAAGATAATTCTGTGGGCGTTCTTAGGGCGCAAGATATTCTGGAGCATCTTAAAGATCCAATTCACGTGATGAAAGAGGCGCATAGAGTGTTGGTACCAGGGGGATATTTTATGATTAATGTTCCCAGTACTGATGGAAGGGGAGCCTTTCAAGATCCAACCCACGTTAGTTACTGGAATGAGAATAGTTTTTGGTATTATACCAAGCACGATCAGGCAAGATTTATTGATACTCCTGTTAGATTTCAAACAATGAGGCTGTATAGCAGTAATCCAAATGAGCATTGTAAAGCCAATTATATTTGTTATGTAACGGCCCACCTAATAGCATTAAAGGGACAGCCAAGACAACCAGGACTTATTGAAATCTAAGGAGGGCATATGAAAATTAAAACTTTAAATAAGAAACAGCCTGACCCAGCAACATCTTTAGTGCTTATATGCTCTACCTTAATTCATTTAAGTAGTCAAAAGAGCCTATCTAAGGATGATAAATTATCTCTAGCCTATTTAGGTGCAATGGGAATGATACACACGGCAAAGTTAGCCCGAGAAAATAGGAGACTAAAAAGTGGCAAATAAAAACTTTATGTCTACTGGACTACTTGAACTAGATAAAGCTCTTGGGGGAGGATTAATTCCAGGAAGATTTATTGAAGTTTATGGTGGGGTTGGAGTAGGCAAAAGCCTAATGTGCCTAGAGATAATTAGAGCATTGCAGGCGCAAGAGAAAGAAGTTTTATATGTGGATGCGGATCAATCATTCGATCCAATTCATGCATCAAAAGTTGGAGTAAATTTAAAAACTTTAGCCCTAGCCCGTATTCAGTCTGGAGATTTAGATGGATTATTGGATGCGTGTAATGAGTATGATGTAATTATCATTGATCCAATTATAGGTTTGGATGGACCCGAACAAATTGTGGACTTCTTTGTAAGGAACTTAGAAACTTTAAGTAATTCTCGTGCTTGTTTTATATTGACAAATCAATTACGAGTTAATCTTGGAAGAGGAAATTGTATAGCTCCGTTGGGGACTACCTTCCATCATTTTATTTCAGTTAGAATATTATTATCCAAGAAGGAAGTATTAAAGAATAAAACTGGACTTCTTGGATATAAATTATATTGTGATGTAATAAAGAATAAACTTGCCCCTATGTTAGGGGGATTTGAAATGACGATACCATATAAAACGGAGGCTATATGAAATTTGTAGGCTTGAAACATATCCTCTATGAACTTAAATTAGTGGCTGAGAGCCGCAAGCCCTTTCCACATACCCTATTTAAAGGACCTCGTGGGTGTGGTAAAACTGTATTAAGCAGGGAAATAGGGATAATTACTGGGCAGAGATTGATTGAATTGAATGCTCCAGCTTTAGACAAAAAGAGGATGTATGTTACACTTTTAAATATGAAGGCAAATGACATCCTCTTTATTGATGAAATACATAGGCTTAATCCAGTAGTAGAAGAAATACTATATCAGCCCTTAGAATCTAAAACATTAACTATTCCCATAGGGGGAAGATTAGCAACTATAAAGTTTGTTCCCTTTACTTTGATAGGAGCAACTACCAGACCAGCTTTAATAACTAAGCCATTACTATCTAGAATACATTTAACTATTGATATTCCTCCCTATACAACTAGGGACTTAGCTAGAATTATTCAGGGCAAGTACCAAGTTAGTAACAGGGACGCGCTAGATGTAGCAAGATATACCTTAGTACCAAGAGAAGCCTTAAACTTAGCCGGAAGAGTACTTGCTTTAAATATGGGGGTAGAGAAAGGATTGTCCTTCCTTAATTTTAAAAGTGGACTTTCTGCCGATGAACGTTTATATTTAAAGCAATTAGCCCAGGGGGATCAGCACTCAATTCAATCTTTAGCAAGTGGAATGCAGTTTGAGCTCGACTCTATTACATTCCTTGAGGATAGGTTATTTAAACTCGGATATATTGAAGTAACAAATAAGGGACGACAACTTACCGCATATGGTATGGCAAAAGTAAGGAGCCTATAATGATATTTTCAATGCTCTATGCTAAAGCAAGTAATGGTAAGATAAAGATGTGGTCTATCACTGCCGAAGGCAATACTATGATAATTCGTAGTGGCTACGAAGGTGGGAAGATGGCAGAGCAAAGAAAGACTATTACTGGAAAGAATATAGGTAAAGCAAATGAAACATCAGCCGAAGAACAGTGCCACTTAGAATGTAAATCGAAGTGGAATAAAAAGATAGATGAGCAGTATACTGAAAATAGAAATAATATTAAAGAGTATGGAGAACAAAAAGTATTACTTCCAATGTTGGCCTTGAACTTTAGAGACCGAGAGCATGATATTAAATTTCCTTGCTATGTCCAACCTAAACTTAATGGGGTACGATGTATCTATCAAGGAGATAAGTTTATATCACGTAAAGGAAAAGAATATACAACACTTAACCATCTCGCCATAGAATTAAAGGAACTTGGTATTACTATGCCGGATGGAGAGATCTATGTGCATGGGATGGCCTTTCAAGAGATAATTCGTAGGGTAAAGAAAGACCGTGGCGTAAAGACCCAGGCTTTAGAGTATTGGATTTATGATCAAGTCAATGAACACAAGTTTAAAGCACGTAATGATGAGATCAGTAATAGATTTAAGGATTATTTTATTCAGGCCCCTAGCATCAGGAAGTGCAAGATAAAATATGTTGAGACTGTTTTAGTTAATTCTAAAGAAGAGATTAAACAATGGCATGATAAGTTTGTACAGCAGGGATTTGAAGGGGTAATCATTCGTAATGTGGATGGATTATATAAAGTGAAACACCGTTCTCAGGATCTTCAGAAATATAAAGAATTCTTTGATGCTGAGTTTGAGATTGTAGGTTATCACGAAGGAACTGGAACTGATGATGGAACAGTTATATTTGAAGTAAAGACTAAAAAAGGACAGGTATTTAGTGTCCGCCCTAGAGGAACACATGAAGTAAGATCAGAATATTTGGAAGATATTGATAGTATTATTGGAAAAGAACTTACAGTTAGGTATCAAAATCTTAGTGAGGAAGGAATTCCAATTTTTCCAGTTGGAATATCTATTAGAGACTATGAATAAAAGAATGATCTGCAAACATAGAACTGAGAAGTGTGTAAGGACAGAATGTGTACATCGTGTACCACACGAAGAGATGCTAGGTACATGTGGTAGAAAAGCATGTGGCCATGCCTTTAATCCAAAAGCACATTGTAAAGTACTAACTAAAACAGAGTTAATTATGGAAGTTTACTAAGGAGGTTACAATGAACGATCCAATTATTGAACAAGATAAGAGTAATCCTTTCACTGAACAAGCCCCAGAACAAGTGGGTTTAGATTTAAAGTGCCCCGGTTGTGGTAATGCTTTAACTATGACAGATAAAGGTTTAGTGTGCCCTGTCTGTGAAAATGACCGTAAATTAGTAGTGCGTAGAAATTGGTTAGGTCTATATAAAGTTATTGAGTCACAGAATGTATTCTGTGAAGGCTATTTAACTATTCAACAATGTGAAGAGTTAACTAATAAGGGAGTAAAAATACATGTCCTCTATTCCTAGCCCCTGGAAAGCGTATCTTTGCCAAGTTTATCCATATGGAACCAAAGAGGTTGTAGTCTTACTAATGAATGAGCCAAGTAGATTATTTAACTATACTACAGGTAAATTTATACATATTGATGAAATTGGACCACGTGTTGTTAAAGAAGTAGGGATGCCTAAAGATGTAATGGATAAATTATTAGTATCCTATTACTAAGGAGGAGTAAATGAATCTAAATGGTACAATTCAAATAGTAAAGGGCTTGATTGACCTACCGCATAATAAGTTTAATCTTAGTAATTATAGATTTATATTGGAGGATAAGGTGCCTTATATAAATTTTGAAAGTATGCCTTCCGATTCTCCTATACAGTTAATGTCCGGACGAAATTATAATTCTGGATTAATTAGAATACTTCCCCGTAAAGTTTCCGATCAAGGTAATATCTATATCATAGGCAAAGGAATTCTTTTTGATTCTGGAGGCCTAGACCTAAAAAGAAGTATGGTGGACATGTCAAATGATAAAGCGGGCATGCTTATTGCAGTAGCAATAGCTGATTATTTTCACGATGCCCCTAAGGGAGTATTTGCTTGTTGCCCCGTTACTACCAACTTTGTACAAAACAGTTTGATAATTCCCGGAGATATATTAACTATTGGTAAAAAGGAAGTAAAGATTACTAATACAGATGCAGAGGGTAGATTAATTCTTGCCGAGGCACTAACTGCTTGTAAATTACAGAAAAAAGATATCGTAATTACCATTGCTACTCTTACTGGAGCTGTGGAAGGAGCAATAGATAAGCGGGCCACTGGGGTATTTGGTACTAATGATGTATTAGTTAATCAGTATCTTACTGCAGCTACTCAAGTTAAAGAATTAGCTTGGAGACTACCCCTTTGGGCGGATCTTGAAAAAGCATATTATAAGGGAAATAAAATTAAGAATTATGTTAAAGAAATTAAGGCTGGTGCTACAGAGGCTGCTTTATTTGTAAAACAATTTGTTCCGTATCCTGAAAATTGGATCCACTTAGATATCGCAGCTTCTGCATTTGATAAAAATAATAAAGCAAATGGAGTACCAATTAAATCCTTAGTAAGATTTATTGAAAATTTAAAATAAAATGTCTAAGCATAAGAAAATTTGTCCTAAAGTATTAAACGGAGATTGCCCATTTGGGGATGAACGGGGAGCATGTTACCACGCTAAACTACATATGGATGCCCAGGAACAATGCGAGGATAATGGTATTTCTGGAGATCCCAATGATTCACGACAGTGTGGTAGTTGTATATCTTACGCTAAATTATCTAAAAATGATAAGTTAAAAGTAATGTTAATGGAGTTATGATGGAAAAATATATTTGCCCTAAATATAAAACATGTACTGCAGTGTGTGACCACCAAGTAGTGCATGAGTATGGAGAAACGTGTACATATAGTTGTAGGCCCGAGAAGGAGGTTGATGGGACTACTATTCAAGAGGAGGAGTATCAAAAAGTACAATGTAGAAAAGCAACAGAAGAGGAAATTATTGAATCCAGTTATTAAGTTGGTATATAATATATAGTAAGGAACACTAAATAGGAGGAAAGATGATTAATTTAACAAAAGAACAGATCAAACTTGGTTGTAAAGCAGTAAGTATTATAGTCGCCGTGGTTGGTTTAGGGATTATATTTAAAACTAGCCCTATAGCTGTAATCTTAGTAGTAGTTGGAGCAGCGGGATTTTACTTTACAGACAAAGCTTAACTCGGAGGAGCCAATGTCACGTGTATTTAAAAGCATTCTTGCTGGGTTAATAGTTATTATTCTTGCTGCTAATGCAAAATTTACAATGGGAGTAAATAATAGGCTCAGCTTTATTGACCAAGGCCAAAGTATCATAACCTATGACCTTGACGTGCTTAATAAAAACCTCCTTAATACTAATAATAATGTATTGGAGGGCACTAAAGCCACGTTTGAATTAAATAAAGTTATGGTTAAGATTATGCAAGCAATAGATGGTAATAGCGTAGAGAGGGACAATCAATTAACAATTCAATTAGATCAATTAGTCCAGTCTCTTGCTAAAGAAATTAAACTTAATAAAATACGTGATGCATATTTAGCACAAGTAACAAATTTTATTCTTAAAAGTAATAGAGACGAGGCCATGTCTCAAGAATTATTTGACAGAGAAATCGAAGGCGTAAGGAAATTAATTGCTCAATCTGAAGATGCAGCTAGACTAGGAAAAGAAGTAATAGAACATAATATAATGTTATGTAATATAATGCTTTATAATAATGAAGAAGGAACGCAGGGATCAGGAATTACAGTAAAATTACAGGATAAATTTTATATTCTATCTGCTGCACACTTGGTATCTAATAAAGACCAAATATTACAGTTAGTAGAAAATGGAATTACTATCTGTGATGTGCGTGTGGTTAGGTGGGATACACAAACAGATTTACTCTTATTGGAAACCGTGGATCCTGAAATCCAGCCTAGGGTTTGGACTACAATTGCAAAAAATGAACCACAAAAGGGAGTAGAGTCCATCTATGTATGTGGTAATCCAATTGGGCTAGAGGACGTATTAAGTACTGCCAGGGTTATAAAATTTACAGGTGCCTTCTTTTATTACCTTGATCATAGTTACTTTGGATCCTCTGGTGGTGGAATATTCAATATGGCTGGAGAATTAATTGGGACCATCTCTCATTTAATTGCAGTTGATCCTACTCCCCCAGGAATTGTGACACAACGCTCACCTATGTTTGTAATTCATGGAGCAGTACGAACACAGGCGATCCATAAATTCTTGGAAGGACTAGAGTAATGGAAAATATAATTACCCCAGAATTTCAGGAATTTAAAAAGATCCCTAGATTTAGTAGGGATATAATTATTACTGAAAAACTGGATGGGACCAATGGTGTAATTTATATTGGTGAAACTGGAGAATTTCTGGTAGGATCAAGGTCCAGATGGATTACACCAACAGATGATAATCATGGTTTTGCTAGATGGGCCTATGATAATAAAGAAGAGTTATTAAAATTAGGTCCTGGATGGCATTATGGAGAATGGTGGGGTAGTGGAGTAAATAGAGGATATGGACTTATTAAAGGGGAAAAAAGATTTTCTCTTTTTAATTCTGGGCGATGGGTAAAGAAAACCGCTGACAACATCTCCCCGCTTGGGGAGAAACAAGAATATTGCCCTGATTGTTGTTATGTTGTGCCTATTTTATACCAGGGTATATTCCATTCAACTATGATCTTTAATGCCTTAGGTATTTTGGAAGAGAAGGGAAGTTTAGCTTCTCCAGGATTTATGAATCCGGAGGGGATAGTTATTTATCATGTTGCTGCAAGACAATATTTTAAAAAGACTATTAAAAATGACGACATGCATAAAGGTGAAATAAGTGGCTAAGTATTGCACACACTGTAAACGAACTAGAGATATAAAGTTTTTCTCTAAAACTAAAACTGAGAAGGACGGACATCAATATGTTTGTAAGCAGTGTGTTGCAATATATAAAAGAGCACATTATAAAAAGAACCGTGTAAAATTATTAGAACAACATAAAAAGTATTATGTATTACATAGGAACGAACGTATTTTATCTGCCAAAAACTATACTAGTAAACATCAGGAGCAACGAAAAGTGTATGTCCGTCAATGGCATAGAGAAATGTGCCATACTAATATAAATTATCATATATTACAAAACCTTCGGAGACGACTTAACCATGCCTTACATGGCGCTTTAAAGGCCACGAATACAGTAAGTTTACTTGGTTGTTCTATTGAGCAGTTAAAACAGCACCTTGAGAAACAATTTAAACCCGGCATGACTTGGAATAATTACGGTAGGGTTGGTTGGGTAATTGACCACATTAAACCCTGTGTTAGTTTTAATTTTATTAACCCAGAAGAACAAAAGAAGTGTTTCCACTATACTAATTTACAACCTCTATGGTATGTAGATAATCTTAGAAAAGGCAAACATGCAAGATAAACAAATTCTCTGCATTGATTTTAGTGAGCTCTTCTTCAGTTCAATATTTGGCTGGAGAAGAGCTTGTCAAATGGGCAATAAGTTACCATTAGAATTTATGGTACTTAAGAAGTTATTTTCCTATTGCAAAGCATTTCCAGGTAGAGAAATATATATCATGTGTGATGGTACAAAGACCTGGCGTAAAGAAGTATATCCTGAATATAAAGCACAACGTAAAGAACAGAGGGATAAGTATGAAGATCTAGACTGGACTGATCTTTTTGCTAGATATGGCCAGATGATTAGTGCCATAGAGAACTTCACTCCTATGCTTACTTTTAGGGACGATATACTTGAGGCTGATGATCTTGAGGCCATCTTAGCTAAGGATGGGGAAGACCTTATTATCTTTTCATCTGATAAAGACCTTAACCAATTAACTACTTATTCCAATCTTAAACTAGTATCTCCTAAAGGTAAAAAAGTAAAGGGTAAATTTGTTTTTAAAGTTGTGGAGGATCCGCTTAAAGAACTAGATAAACTTGTGATGAAGGGGGATCGTTGTGATAATGTTCCACGTGCTTCTTCCGAAGCACAGAGAATGATAAATAATAAAATAGTTAACCTCATTAATCTACCTAAAAATATTGAGGATAGATGTAGAGCAGTACTTAATCAAAAAAGATGTAAATCCCCTGACTTAATTGGCTTTTGTAACCTTTACCGGTGGGATTTCGTAGGCATTGAATTAAAGAGAATTTATCCTGGGTATTTTAAAAATGAATAATAGACAACAATACATGCAAATTTGGAGAAACCTGCATAGTACACACATTAAAATGTATGGATTACATTATCGTAAGACACATAAAGTAACAATACAGAAATATAGACTGAAGCATAAAGGTGAATATTATAAATTACATAAAAAAGAACATCAACTATGGGCAAAGGCCTATTATAAAAGTCGTTCTGATTACTTTAAGAGACTCCAGAGTAAGTATCAAAAGACACACAAAGTACAGTATAATAAATACCGTAGAGAACGAAGAATTGATGACATTAATTTTAAATTAAGATATTATTTAAGTAATCGTATTAGAGGATGTTTAAAACTTAAATATAAATTTACACATTTTAACAATCTACTTGGTTGTTCTGTAGAACAACTTAAACAACACTTAGAACAACAATTTAAACCAGGTATGTCTTGGGAGAATTACGGTTATTATGGTTGGCATATAGATCATATTAGGCCCTGTGCTTCTTTTGATCTTAGTAAGCCAGATAAACAAAAACAGTGTTTCCATTATACTAACTTGCAACCTTTGTGGGCAAAAGATAATATGTCAAAGGGAAGTCGTTAACTATATCATGAAGACAAAAATATTAAAATATAAAAAGGGAGATATTTATAAACATAAAGATAATTTTGGGAAGGCTGAATATTTTATTGTTCGTCCTTGCACCTATTGTACCATGGGATTTTGTGAAATAGCAGTAGCTAAACAAACTAAAAAGGAATTAGAGTGTAGGGGATTAGGCTTATATGTACTAGATAGACAAGATTGGATCTCTACTTGTTCTAATTCCCCATATCACCATGAAATGACTAAAGTAACTGAAGCTGAAAAGCTACTAATCGGATATTAATATGGTAGAATTAAAACAATATAAAGTTTCGTTTGAAGTACTCTGTAATTGTTCAGATAACCGTACTATTAAAGGTCTATTGGGGCATTTTGAACGTACTAATCCACAGGAACACGGGAAAGGCACCATATATAAATATATTTGTTCTAAATGTGGACAGGTACACCTCACCTTAGAACATTATACCTGTACTTTGGTACTAGATATTAATAGCACTGATAAATTGTGTAGCCATTGTACCGGTTTAATTATGCAATTAAATCTTGCTGAATATGGAGGTGCTTGATGTCCGTTAGACCAATTGTAACCGATCGTAGAGAATTATCTAGGCCTTGTGGAAAAGTACTTGATGGAGAAGATATTTCCCAAATCATTCAGGACCTAAAAGATACATTTGAGCCTCTTAAGGGACGTGGCTTTGGATTAGCTGCCAATCAGATTGGCTATAATAAAGCAGTGGCCTATATAGTTTTTGCTGGGCAAGAGTATATTATTATAAATCCTATAAAGTTAGAGGCTAGGATGCCCATTCCATTTAAGGAGGGCTGCTTTAGTTTTAGTGGACTTGAGATCAAGACCTCCCGTTATAATTACTTTAAAATTAAACATGGACTAGGAGAAGGAAAGGAAGAGGAGTTTAAGGGTCTATTAGGGATAGTTGTGCAGCACGAGGTAGATCATTTAAATGGCATAACTTTATTTCAAAGACGCTGGAGAGCTAAATAATGATAATACTTAAAGTATTTATTTGGATGATTGTATTGGCCTTATTACATGCGCTCCAAGAGACCCAAATCGAAGGAAGAAATGGTTGGGCTAGGCACCTACCTACCTTTCAGATCAATGTATTTTTTTATAAGTTCTTAGGCGGAAAGCCCTTAACTGGGTACCATCTTTATATGCTTTTATTATTTATTACTATTTTCCATGGGGTATTTTTATTTCAAATTTGGAGTTGGCGATTAGAGATGTTAATATTTGGTTTCTTTTCTATATATTTTGTAATTGAGGATTTCTTATTTTTTGTAGTTAATCCTCACTATAGTTTAAGAAATTTTAAAAAAGGGAATATTGAGTGGCATAAACGTTGGTTCTGGGGATTACCTTATACTTATTGGTGGGGATTAATTATTGGAACTGCTCTATTGCTGTGTGGAGGCCAAGTAAAATGAAGAATTTAGGATGTCATAATTGTAAATGGGCAAGGTCCTCTGGGGACGTGGGTGACTTTTTTAGGTGGTTATTTAAATTACCCAAAAGTTATCCTCGCTGTGCTTTAAATACAAAACATCCTTTATTTAAGCAACAAGATAGGGATCATCGCGGTTTATTATTAGATAAACCTAAAAATTTTGGACTCTTAAAAGCAATAGTGGACAAATTAGATGATCACCGGGATTATTGGGATTCAGATTGTGGGCTTAATTCTAATTTTGAATGCCCTTGTTTTCATAAACAGTTTACTAAAATTACCCAACAGGAGTTAGAGGATTTACTTATACGCTTAAAAGTGGAGTTTAGCTTATGACAAGTGCCAATAGATTTTGGTTAGCTTGGACAATACTTATCCTTTTATGGGCTTTTTTATGCACTAGTAATATTTTTGCTATGACATTTAAAGAATATATTAATCAGCCAATTACTATTACAGAGACTAAGGGAGAATTGAGATTAAAGTGGCATAATTTTTTTGGTTGTGATTTATTTAAGCCTTATTTTGCAATCAAAGATCTAGAAGATTCCTTTACTGTATTCACAGCATTAGATCTCGGAAGATTAAAGGGGCGATTGCATTTTGGAAATAACTATAAGTCGATAGAATATAAATTTAAATATGAATTCTAAAGTTAGATTAGTCTTTGGATTATCTATACTTACATATTTTATTCAGGGGGTTGAGGGCCTCCCAGGACAAAGTTTATTTGTCTTTATGAAGACAAAGCTAGGCATGACTCCACAAGCAATCATGTGGTTTGGTACATTTATAGGCATAGCCTGGCTTATAAAGCCAATCATAGGTGCCTTAATAGACAAACTATTTGGAAAGAAATGGTGGTATTTTGGGGCCGTCCTGCTAAGTATGGGCGCATGTGCTCTTTTAGCTAGATTAAGCCTTCCAATCGTGCTCCTAGGCTGTTTGTTAGCCCTTTTAAGCACGGCTGCCAGCATTAGGGACATTTCGGTAGACGGAATAGCAGTTTGTTCAGGTAAGACTGAGGGCATTTGTGATAAATTACAATCTGTGCAGTGGATTGCAGTAACTATTGGAGGTCTCTTGGTAGGTATCGGGGGAGGACTTATAGCACAGTACCTACCTTACCAAGTGGGATTTGCAATACTTATTCCTCTATATGCAATAGCTGGAATGTTAATACTTAAATATAAACCTGAACAAAAAGAATGCCAAGTTACAATGCATTCAGTAATACAACTATTTAAAGATAAACGATTTATATTAACTTGTCTTTTTATATTTCTTTATAAATATAGTCCGTCCTTTGGCACGCCCTTAGGCTTTATTATAAGGGATAAATTTCATTGGTCAGAAATTTTTATTGGCGTACTTGGTACAATAACTGCAGTAACTAGTATCATCGGAGCCTTAATATATTATAGGGTATCTAAAAGAATAGATGCAAAAAAATGGATCACTATTTCAATTTGGTTAGGGGCCATTACTACATTATTTTATCTTTATTATACTCGTTATACTGCAATAGGTTATGATGTTGTGTTTAGTTTAACTGGAATGTTTTTTCATTTAATAATTATGACATTCATGGCTGAGAATTCAGTTACCGGCCTAGAGACCACTTCTTTTGCTACACTATGTGCCATAAGTAATTTAGCAGGTACAGCAGGAAGCGCTTCAGGAGCATTGTTACTTCCCATCATAGGCTTACCTGGATTAATTATTCTATCAGCATCCACATCATTTCTTTGTCTACCATTAGTACCAATTATATTTAAGAAGAGTAATGTTTAAGTATAAATTTATGATTGGAGATCTTGTTTCCTCCTGTCCCCACAATACTAGGGAAAACTTTATGCCAGGAGTTGGAGAGATAAAGTTGATTCTTAAACTAGATCAAACAGAGAAACTTTACATCTGTGAACATAATGATAAATATTATATGTACACAGAAGAACAAATATATTTATATGATCCGTACTAATTGGTATATAATATAGGATAGGAGGATGTATGAGTGAAAAATTACTATTAAAATTAATGTGTTTGATATTTGGCCTAACTACGTGTTTATTATTTTTATTAATGGGCTGTGGCACTTTAAGTCAGTATGATATTGATTCAGCTCGGGGACGTATTGATAGAGATACAGAGCCCCAAGCACCATTCACTATTCCTGGAAAATAAAATGTGGAGAGTTGGAGTATTATTGAAAAATGGAATACCTAAGGCGGAAACTTTTCCTACTAGGGAAGCAGCCGATGAATGGGTATTAACTTTAATAGAAACAGAAGGGGTAAATTTAGTTAGATATAAAAATCTAGAGACTGGAGAAACTTCAGAGGAGAAATTTTAAATGGGCCAGAGAAGTGATTGTTGTAATGCAAAAGTAAAAATAGTAGGTGAAACTGATCCACATTATGTTTGTCGTAGGTGTAAACAGGTCTGTCATGTTATAATGAAAGTACGGCAAGAATGGGGACTTGATCCTAGTACAAAGATAATTCCTACTAAAAAGCGAAATAAAAGAACAAGACTAACTCCCAAAGAAGAGAGGGAGATTATGCGAGATCTATTATATTAGGAGGGAATATGAATGAGCTTATTGTAGCAGTCATTGGAGTAGGAAGTGCAATATTGGGGGCATTGTTGTTCCCTATCATTAAAAGCTTTATAATTTCTGCCGGAGCTAAAGTAGTTAAGGAGAAATTGGGGGTTGAGGTTAAAAATACATATACAGGAAGTACTTTATTGGCAAAAATTAAATATGATCTTCAGCCCATAAAGTTTTTAACTACCTCCATACGTACCTTAGCCCTTGCTGCTGCAATAGCAGGAGCAGTATATGGTATTGGTTTTTGGCGTGGACAAGTTAATAAACCAGTACACTTTGATCTTCAAGGTAAAGAGGCAACTATTAAACTTAACGAACATTTCCTTAAGATTTTTTCTGATGGGACTGCAAAAGTATTAGATAAAGAGGGAAAAGTGCTTAAAGTAATTAGCCCTAAAGATATACCTGAGTTGGAAAGAGAGTTAAGGCCAATAGGCTTTGAGTTTAAGCCCGTAATGGTTACTGGTTTAGGAGTAGGGACTTCTCTTAAATATGAGGCCGGGTTAGGGGTATCAGTATTTAAGTTTAATAAGTTTTCACTTAATGCTTTTATCACCAATGGTGGTGGTTATGTGGGCCCAAGTTATAGATTAACTCCTAACTTTGATGCTTTAGTTGGTATAGGGAAAGGCTATCAAATGGACACCCGCGTATTTGCAGGAGGAAGGTGGAAATTTTAATGCGTCCTAATTATGTTGAAATTATATCTAAAGGCTTAGTAGCTCAAGGCTATATAGAGAAGGGCGGAAGTGATGTATTTAGGCTCTTAGTAGATCCAAAGACTGGACAGCATATAAAAGTTTTTTACTCAGACTATAATCTTCAGGCAGAAGTAATAGTAAGGGAGAGCTAGTATGGATATTTCAACAGTACTTAATGGAATTAAAGCTATACCTTCTACTACTACCGTAGAAGAGTGTATGCTACTTTATTCTTATGTTAAACAATTAGAACCAAATGCTATAATTGTAGAATTAGGCACTGGATTAGGTAGAACTACGGCCGCTATGGCTTATGCATGTATAGGCTCTAGTAGAAAAATTTATACCATAGATAATTATTCCCAGGCCACTAGATTTACACAAGTGGTTAAGTCAGATTGGTCACTGACTGCAGCACAAGAGAATTTAAAAAGACTAAACTTAGATGAGCATGTTGTTTTTTTAAATTATACTACTACAGATCCAGCCCTGTTAACAATAATACCTACCCCAATTGATATGGTATTTATAGATGCAACCCATACTTACCAGGAAGTCGTAAATGATATTAATTTTTGGAAAGCCGTACTTAGAATGAATGGAATAATGTGTGGCCACGATTGGGGCCTAGAGTGCTCAGATGGAAGAGAAGTAATTAAAGCAGTAGCAGATACAGTATTAGACCCTGCACATAACTTTGAAGTGCAGCATAAAATATGGAAATGTAGGAGATACTGGTAATGGTTTACGCCTTTGGTGCTTATGGTACTAATAATATTGGGGATGAAGCTATATTTGCTGGATTAAAGCATGAATATCCAGACGCAATACAAATATATGTAAACAAGCCCTGGTCCTGGTCCCCAACCGCAAATCTTCCCATATGGTATGCAGATTTTCTTACAGGAGTGTGTAAATTTACTAAAGAGGACACCCTTATAATTGGTGGTGGTGGATTATTGCACAGCCTTAAGGCCGTAAATGACTATTATACAATGGCCTCTTTAGTAACTGAAGCGGGAGGTAAAGTTTTAATTGAAGGTATTGGGGCTGAGGGAATTCAATCTAGCTACAAAGATATTGTTAAGCAACTTTTAAGTCTGGCTAGCCATATCTCTGTTAGAACTACTACATCTAAAGACTTATTACAGCCATTAACCAAAAATAAAATAGACGTGCGTAAAGACTTTGCATATTCTATGGCTACAAAATCTAATACTCCTGGTCCCCTATCAACACAACGGTATATTGGAATTGTGGTTGGTGGGGCCGAAGATTTACATGTTTATGATGAACTTAGCAACTTATTAGCAAAGTATACAGTTGGACCAGAGCATTATAATTTTTTATTGATACCTCATTCAATTTCTTATACAAATCCAATGAATAATGATCTATTAATCTTCCAGTATTTATGGTCTAATTGTAATATTTATCATGCTAAACGTGAGGAACGAATTTATATTTTAGATTATACTCCACATGATCCAGAAGAGGCCCTTAATTTATACAAGGATTTAATGCTTGGATGTATTGGATGGAGATATCACTCTTTAATATTTAGTGAGATGGCCAATGTTCCAATGCTATTAGCTGCACCTACATTTAAGAACATGGCCTATGTTAAAGACGTTAAAAGATCCAACTTAATTGTAAAGCAGAGCAATGAAACTTTAGAGCAGGCATTTAATAATTTTATACCATTACTTGCAGTTCAACAATTTTAGGTATATAATATATGGTAGTAGCAGATTTTAATTTAGATATTACTAGTGCATTACAAACTTTAACTGCTTTAGTTAAATTTCCTGGAGGACATTGTCATAAGGTACATATTTTTACTAGTCCATCAGAATTAAATATAGCTACTCCTTTTTTTGATGTACTTTATATAGATGGAATACGTAAGAACATAGCACAAGGGCGGATTAACAAATTAAAAGACCAAATAATTAACCTGGGAGGGTAAAGATGGAAGGAATACTGCAAGAATTAAGCGGGGAGTTGGTTCGTATCGATTCAAAATGGTATAAAGTTGCTTCACCTCAGTACGTGCCTAAAGAAATGGGCATTAAGGTTTCTTTTAGTACTGATGATGCGGATCCGGGAATGATTAAGTTTATCAAGGCCTTTGTAGCCGGAGAAGGCAAGCCTACTACTAAACCTTATGTTAAAAAAGCGTATGGCCAGGCAAAAGCAGAGCCCGCCTCAGGAGGAGCTACCCCTGGTCCTAAATCTACCGGTTATGGTAGTGAGGCCGACGTTAAGGGTAAAGAAGTGGGTTGTGCTATTGGTGCTGCTGCACAGATATTATCCGGTAGTGGTGAAGCACCTTCAGTTATTCTTGTTAAGATGAAGCAGCTGGTCGAAGGGCTCTTAGCAATATCGAAGGAATTTAAAGTTAAATAAAATGGAAAAACAAATAACTATAAGAGTATGTGATAGATGTACTTGTAAAAAGCCGAGACGTGCAGTTATTAGATGCATTATATGTCAAAGAGATGTCTGTTCTGAACATAGAAGTTGGAATGATTTCTTTGATGGCCTTTGTAGTGAATGTAGTACTGCTATAGAGGAGCTTAAGCCTGCACAAAAGGCACAAGTACAAAAACAAATAGCAGACATACTCGCGCCTATTATAGTTGTACATAAGTTATAAATACTTGGTTGATTATTTTGGTAAATATGTTATACTTATACTGGAGGAAAAGAGAATGAAGATTCAAGGAAGCTCACCTACAAGCATCATAAAGAATGGCTTTTTCCAGGGAAAGAACTCAATACAGGTCTTTCTTATGGTTAAAGACCAATATCCTCATTATGATGATAAGAAGTTGAGAAAATTGATCTCCGTTCTTAAGAGCAAGTTTATCAAAAAATAGGAGGACTTATGAGTACAAAGACAGTTGACTCTATTGTCTCCGCTCTCCAGTCTAAGAAGGGGATTAGTAATAAGGACTATCAGAGGGTATATAGGGTGTGTAAGAAGGTATCAAGTAAAGTGTTTAATCAATATGGCATGAATTCCATTGTACATAATCCCCACCTTAAAGAAGAAATTATTGAGGACGTAGCTACTATGTCTTTAGTAAAATCTATTAAGGGATTTAATCCAGAGAAGAAGGCTAAGTTCTTTACTTATTACTATAATAAAGCAAGATCAGCTACTAGAGTGCATGCTATGAAGTGCCATCGCAGGTACCATTTGATTAATGCAAGTAGTCTGGATGCTTTTAATGATAAGGAATCACAAGAGGACTAAGCAAGAACTAATAAATAAGAAGCCCAACGGGCTTTTAGATAGGATATATGCGTTTACTAATTTGTGGTGATAGGAATTGGACAAACAAGGAATTAATCTTAGATGTTGTACGAGCAATAAGACCTAAGCCTAAAGTGATTATTAGTGGTGGTGCACAAGGTGCAGATAAATTAGCTGCTGAAGTAGCTATAGAATTAAAGATTCCATTGCAAGAATTTCTAGCTAAATGGGAACAATTTGGTAAAGCGGCAGGACCAATCCGAAATCAAACTATGTTACGGGAAGGACAGCCTACATTAGTTATTGCATTCCATGATGATATAAAAAATTCAAAAGGAACTGCACATATGCTTTATATCGCTAAATATAATAAAATTAAAACTCGTCTATACACTACGAAAGGTTTAGTCAATGATTAAAAATCTAGGAGAAACCATAGAGGCCCTCAAGCCCCATCTTAAAAAGTACCTTCTTGCTAAAGGCACCCAATTTAAAGGCAGACTATTCCAATGTCCCAATAGGAATGCTCACCGTAACCAGGATGTCAAGCCGGGATGTAATTTCCTAGATAAGGACGAAAGTAAATTTTATTGTTATGTCTGTGGTGCCACTGGGGATATCTTTGATGCAGTACATCTACTTGAAAATAGGCAAGTTACAGGTGCCGGATTTCACGATACAGTAGAGTATTTATGCAAGATAACTAAAGTGCCTTATGCCTTGGCCGAGGATACTCCTGAGTCTCAATTCATGCAGGAAGTTGAATCTTTCCTTGATGCTCTTGTTTCTAGGGCACATACAAATCTTAAAAATTTAGTAACTACTGAACCTACCCATCCAGCAGTAAAATTATTACAGACTAAGGGGTGGTTAGGAAGTGTTGATACTTATAGGTTAGGGATTATCCAGGCAGTAAAAGAGCCCAAAGTTCAGAAATTAAAGGACGTATGCAATTTTTTAAACCTTAACTTGAATGATCTAGTCAATGGAATTATTATTCCTATTGAATTTAAGCATAAGTTAATAGGGTTTCAGATTAGAGCCACAGAATTAAATACTTTAAGTGGGATGAAATATAAGACTTATCTTTCCACTAATAAAGGGCTCTTTAATCTTGATAATATTGATCCTTCCCAAACCGTTTATATGGTGGAAGGGGCATCTTCCATTATTGTAATGCACAATTATGGCCTTGATAACGCTGTAGCTACCTTAGGTAATGGAATTAATGATGCTCACTATGAGGCCCTTATTACTAAAGATATTAAAGATGTCTGCTTAATGTATGATAATGATGATGGTGGAGACATTGGTAGAAAACGTGCCTGCGAGACATTTGTAGGAAAGAATGAGATCAAGCTTAGTTTTAAATTACTTACTAAAGAAAATGATCCTGCAGATTTCTTATTAGCCAACCATAAATTTGATGAATTACCTACTCTTAGTTTATGGGATTATCTTTTGCATAAGGGGTATAAGGAATTAATGTTAAAGTATGTGGCTGCTCAACAGGATTTAATTGATAAAGAGCGCCTGGTAGGCATCTTATCAAAAGAGTTGGATGTAACCAAAGCCGTATTAATGGAAGAGATCCATAAATATGAGAGCACTTTAAGTGAAGTTCCTACCATCATGTCACTTAAAGAAAAGGAATCCATCATTGAGACAATCAATAGTTTTGAGAAGTGGGCCTGGAGTAGAGGAGAGCTCCTTGGAATTAAATCTTTTGATTGTTTTGATAAAAGTTTTGATGGATTACAGGAAGGTTTGATCTTGGTAGGTGGTGCGCCTAACGTAGGGAAGTCTGCTCTAACCACTTCAATAGCCTGTAGAATTATGGAAACTACAGCCAATGCTTATATTATTTATTTAAGTATTGATGATTCTGCTATCATTACCACAGCAAGATTTCTTGCTAATCTATCTGGTATTCCTATTAATATAGTCTCCAATCCCAAACATAGGATTGTTGACAATAAATATTATACGGATGCAGAAAAGAAAGACTTAATGGTTCGCAGGGAGAAGGCTCTGGAATATATGCGTAAGCATGTAGCTGTATTTAATTTGAAAGACGCCTCCAGTGGTTATACAATAGAGTACCTTAATACTTTATTTAAATCACTTGAGCCCATAATTAAGGATAAGAAGGTAGTTTTAATAGTGGATAATCTGCACAAGCTTCGCAGCCTTAAAGAATACAAAAGTGATAAGTCTTTAGTAGATTCAGTGTGTAATAATCTAAAGATACTTTCTGGAATTTATAAATGTCCTGTAATTGCTACAGTGGAGCATACTAAGGCCTCAATTCAATTAGGAGAAATTGGTGGATCAGCTATAAAAGAATCTTCGTCTTTGCATTATGATGCTAATTTAATATTAACTGTAGTTGTGAAGCAGGTAGTAGGCGCATTTAAATTAATCGACGTCATGGTTAGTAAGAATAAAATGAGCACCTTTATAGGGGCAATGCCTTTTAGATTATATCCTGATCAGTCTAAAATGGAAGAATGTGGTGCCACGCAAGGTAACTTTGGAACTAATTTAGGAGGGCAAGATGGACCAGCAGATAAAATGGAAGGTACTGGAACGACAGATAAACTTAATCAAGACTCCAGAGATTCAACAGTTTGTGAAGGAGACCCTAAATAATACCCCTGATTATTTCTTTAAAGCCTGGGCATCTTCTACTGGCAAATATCATCCAGCTTGTACTTGTGTAGATGGTGGGCTTGTAAGGCACGTTCGTAGGGCAACATATATTGCCAATCGTTTATGTGAGGGTTGGGGTTTATTTGATTTAAGTAGAGATATAGTTTTGGCTGCGATTATTATCCATGATATAGCCAAGGTACCTTCCGGTGGTAATTATGCTGAGTATGAAAATCATCCCATACATGCTCAAAAATATTTTGCAGTAATGGAAGTCAGTGACTCTTTTCCTGTGGAGAAGGCCTTTCCTGTGCAAACTGGAATTACAAATGCTGTAATTCATCATATGGGAAGGTGGACCCCAAAGAGTGTGGCCAAGCCCATTGAATCCTATACATTAACAGAATTAGCAGTTTATACTGCCGACTATATGGCAACCACTAAAGATTTAGTTACTCCGGAGGACACGCTTGAATAAACAGGAACTAGAGCAAAGAATCCGCGCGTTAGACCCCTGGTTTGAGTATATTCAATTTCCTTTTGGGTTAGAATCAAGGCCATGTCAAGATATTCAGCATGAAGTTTATAATCATCCCATATCTTTAGCTGCTAGAGTAGAAAAATTATTGCCCTCTAATAGCGTACAGGATAAAATGATTTTAGATATGGGGTGTAATGGGGGTTACTTTACCTATCTTTATGCAAAGAATGGTGCAATCGTAGATGCAATGGATTTAAACCCTAGATATGTGGAGCAAACCAAATTAGTAAGGGACGTCTTTGGAGGAGAATTTACAAGACCGGTAACTGTTTCACAAGCAAATATAGAGTCTT